CAAAGAAAGAGCCTGGATATTTCTACGGATTTAAAGCCGACATTTGGAGTGCTATGTGTATCGCCTATGTGTTTCATACAAAGTACATAGGTACAGAATGTTAGGAGGTGTGAAGTATGGCGATCGTTAGAGTTGTAAAGAACAAAGACTATACAGTGATGAGCAATGCACATTTACATGATAAAAGACTATCACTAAAAGCAGTTGGATTATTAAGTATTGTATTAAGTTTGCCTGATGATTGGCATTATACAGTAAAGGGATTGGTTGGAAGTGTTAAGGACGGAGAAAGAGCGGTTAATGGAGCACTTTCTGAACTAAAGAAATGTGGATATTTACAAGTAAATAAATTATATCCAAACTCAGAAAGAAACAAAATCGAGTATCAGTATGTATTTTATGAAAAACCTCAAGGCATACAAAATGTACCTCTTGAGCAAGACCTACAAAATGTAGACCTACAAAACGTAGGACTACAAAATGTAGACCTACAAAACGTAGGTGCTTATATAAATACTAATAAACAAAGTACTAATAAACAAAATACTAAAGAATTAAATACTAATGAATATAAAGAAAAAAATATAAAAAAAGAAAGTGTTAATTCTGTTATTGCAGAGTATACAGAAAGCAAAGATTTACAAGATGCTTTGCATGACTTTGTAGATATGCGTACTAAAGCTAGAAAACCTCTTACTGTTAGAGCAATGAAATTGTCTTTAAATGAATTAGATAAATTGGCAGTAGATGATGTTACCAAGATTGCTATTGTAAATCAGAGCATCATGTACAATTGGTTAACATTCTATAAATTGCAGAATAACAATGGTGGTGGTCAAAGACAATTGACGAGAAAAGAAATGGGGTATGCATTTTGACATTAGAAGAAACTGAAAGAATCTTACAAGTGCTAAGAATCAATTATCCTATGAGCTACAAAAACATGACTCAAGAAGATACACAAGCCTATTTAAAGCTTTGGCAAGTGTCTTTTAAGGATTACGAATACTTGATTGTAGCAAATGCAGTGAATCAAATCATTCAAAGTGATACAAGAGAGTTTGCTCCGAATGTAGCACAAGTAAAAACAAGAATCAGTAAAACTGCAATTGGAAAAACTAAAGAGTGTGGAGAGGCTTGGGAAATCGTTTTAAGGAACGCTAAGTGCGACCCTCATACTAGTAAGGTCAACTACGATAAACTGCCTAGAAACATTCAGAAAGCGCTCGGAGGGAGCTATCTGTTAAGAGATATTGCGTGGAGCAATAAAAAAGACTTGCAATATTACAGAGATAGATTTTTACAAGCTTACAAAGAGATTTGTGAAGAAGAAGTACAGTTATTAAATTCAGGTCAAATCAGTTTGGAAATGTATCGACAACACGATCAATTGCCTGCACCTCCGAAAAAGGAGGAAGGTATGAAGATGTTGGGAGATTTGATGAATAACGGATAAAAATAGGAGGGGTAGCAAGTGCAATATTATATGTTGGATAAAAACGATATATCGGTTGTACGAGGAATCGTAAACACAAAAGATGTAATGAAGGAGTTGGGTATTACAAACGCTCAATTCCATAAGATGTTGAGAAACGAGGAAACCTACAAAGGATGTATTCTTCTTCCCGTTGAAACAGACGAAGAAGAAAGAAGAAAAGTAACAAGTGAAGATGACGAGCAATTCCAACTGATTGGCGAAAGTAAAACAGGAATCAGATATTACATCACAAGCTATTTAAGAGTTGTTTCTGTTGACCTAAAAGGAAACCAAAAAGAAATGAAGGCTAAAAAGGAAACGGAATCAATATACAGAGTTGTAGTGAACTTTAAAGAAGGGAAACGATACTTGAATGTATTGTTTGAAGCCTACAAAGCTTTTGTTGGGGAAATAGAAAAGAATGATTCTATCGTTTGGGACGGAGAAATGAAAATCGAAAACCTAAGAGTTATCAAATTAGCTCAGATTCAAGGTTTAAGGAATAAGAAGAAAGTGAGAATAGGCGATACAGTCTATAGCTCAATTGCCGAGTGTGCTAGAAAGAATTTCATTTCTAAATCACATATGTATCAGATGATAGAAGGAATCAGACCTAATTCAATAGGTGTTGAGTTTGTATAGATAAGGAGTTGAAAAGGAATGAACAGAGTTATTTTATCAGGCGAAATCGGTAGCGATATTATTTTAAAGAAAACAACTACAGGACAAAGCCTATGTAACTTCTCAATTGAAGTAAAGGAAAAAGGAAAGAACGGACAAGAGTTTAAATCTTTCTTTGACTGCACCGCATGGGGAGAAAATGCAGAACATATTAATCAATATGGATTTAGAGGACAACATATAGCAGTTGACGGAAAGCTTCAAAAAAGCTCATACACGAACAAAGAGAATCAGAAAGTGTATAAGACTAGCGTGTATGTTATGGACGTAGAATTAGCTTTAAATAATGCGACAATGCCACAAACACAAGCTTATCAACAAACGCAACAACAGATGCAGCAACCTCAAACAGTACCGTTTACAAATCAAGTAAATTACCAATCATATCCTAATAATGATGATTTGGGCGAAGGGATGCCATTCTAGATGATTGCGAAAAGGTATGATGATGAACTTATGTACAGTGTTCAGAGATGTGATGATGATAGTTCTAACAAATACAAATACTGTACAAAAGATGGAAAACTAGCTTTTAAAAAGCCTGATAAAGATTTTCTAGGGGTAACAAAGCAGAACTACAAGAATGTGTATGTTATCAAGGGAGAAATTTACATTGGAGAAAATGTTGGTAAATAACGTTTACGGAAGGTTTGCTTCATTCTTCAAAGACCACGAATTAAAAGAAGCGGATAAGTATATAAAGCGAGTGTTTCCAAATGCTGAGTTTTATATAGATTACGAGCACGCATTAGTTTTTGAAAGAATTAGGGAAGATGAAGAAATTGATCTTGATTATCATACAGTGATTAACGGAGTTGCTTATGATGGGACATTCACAAGCAATTATAACGAGTTAGTTAAATATTTTGGTGAATCAGATTGTGAGAAAAAGAAATCCAAAGTATTTATGTGCAATGGTAAAAAGTATGAACAAGAAACATTGTTTTAAAAGCAGAAAGGAAAATTAATCTTATCCTAGTGAAACTAGGTTGAGTGTTATATGAAGTGAACACTCATAAAATTTAAACACATGGATTAACAATCAAGTAGAAAATTAACCGAATCTAGAACATAGATTATCGGTTGATTAATTGACAGAAAACGATTTATTACTATTTGACAGAATAGAAATGATAAAAACCACAATAGAGAAATATGGAGAGGATAAATTCTACATCTCATTTAGTGGTGGTAAAGATTCAACGGTATTACATCATCTGATTGATGAAGCAATACCAGGAAACAAAATACCAAGGGTATTTATCAATACAGGTATTGAATATGAATTTATACGTAAATACGTTATTGATCTAAAACAAAAGGATGATAGATTTGTGATTTTCAACTCAAATGTGAATATCACTAAGATGCTGCATGATAAAGGTTATCCGTTTAAATCTAAAGAGCATAGCTGCAAGCTATCAATGTTTCAAAAGAAGGGAACGGAGACAAAATCGGTAAATAAATATATCAACGAAAAGAGTTTCGGTTGTCCTGATGTCCTTAAATATCAATTTACAGATGATTTTAATTTAAAAGTTAGCGATAGATGCTGCTACGAATTAAAGAAGCATCCAATACAACGATATGAAAAGGAATCAGGAAAAAATATATCCACTCTTGGTTTAAGGATGGGTGAGGGTGGACAACGTGCCAATCACAATGGATGTGTAGTGTTTAATAACAATCACGAATTGAAGAAATTTAAGCCACTGAATCCATGCTCAAATGAGTTTATAGAATGGTACATAGAATCAAGAAACATTGAATTATGCAGATTGTATTATCATCCATTCGATTTTAAAAGGACGGGATGTAAAGGATGTCCATACGCAATTGATTTACAGGATCAATTAGAAATCATGGAGAAATACTTTCCCGATGAAAGAAGGCAATGTGAATTGATTTGGAAACCTGTATACGAGGAATATAGAAGAATTGGTTATCGGTTAAAGAAAATAGAAGAAAAGAGATTGTTCTAAAGGAGTAAAGAATGAATAAAGAAACAAGGATGAGAAAAGCAAATTACATAAGAAAAGACGAAATCAATCTATGTAGATTTGTTGAAATTTGCTATTCGGTTATTGAAAGAAATATCGAAGGCAAATGGGAATATGTAGGTAAAGTCAAAGAAAAAGGATTGCAAATCAGGAATAGAGTTTATTTATTTGATGATAAATATAAATTAGCTCATTACAAAGGCACTAAAATTTTAGAAGTTTTTGAAGGCATACCTGAATGGGTAACACCTAAAATGATTGAAAGATATGAAGAATTTAAGGCGGAGCAGAAAGGAAAACTATTGTTTTCTAAATAGGAGTAGTAACATGGCAAAATATTTATTTAAATCGAATATATACGCTCAATTATCGGAAATCGTAGAAGCTGATTCAGAAAAAGAAGTTATAGATAAGATTAAAAATCAAAAATCTTTTGAAATTAAGCAAGAAGCTTTGGGAGTTTATCCAGCATCAATTGAGATTAGAAAAATCAAAGAAAAAAAGGAGAAAAACAACATGGAATTAAAAGAAACAATTGAATTAATGTGTTCAAGTAATTACAAAGAAAGATTTATTGTAGAATATCATCAAGTAAAAATCAGATATGAGAAATTGAAGAATTTCTGCAACAAAATTGAAGTAGAAAAAATGCTTGGGGAAGAAGTAACTAAGCATGATTGCCCACTTGAATTACTAAGGGAGCAACAAAAATATATGGGATTGTATTTATCAATCCTCGAAAAAAGAGCATTGATTGAAAATGTTGAATTATAAAAGGAGAACCAAATGACAAGTACAGAAATGATTAAAGATATGCTTGAAAGACAGAAAGCATATGATGAGGAAGTATTTAAGAAACATAATGTTGACTATGTTTCTAAAAGCCAATTAGAAAGTGCATTGTTTGATGAATTAGGTGAATTGATGCACGCTCAAAAATCGGATTGGTGTTGGTGGAAGTTCACTCAAGAGCCTAAAGACGAAGCAAAAGTATTTGAAGAATACATTGATGTTGTACATTTTGCATTAATGTACGAAATCAAATTTGGCTCAGGATGTTATCAATACGAGGACATTAAGTGGAATTACAACAAGCTAAAAACGGATTTAGGTTTTGGACAGGCATATGCATTTAGTTGTGTAATCAGTTTAACACGAGATGATAACGTATTAGCTTATGTAATCGCATTAGGATTGCATCTAGGATATTCGTTTGGAGAAATCTACAACGAGTATATTCGTAAGAATGAGATCAATAAAGAAAGATTAGCGAAGGGGGACTAGGTATGTGGATTCGCAGTCAGGATAGAAAAAAATTAACAGAAATTCATGATGTAACCATTTATCATGATAAACAAATATGGGCTGGTTGTTCATTCATTGGTGAATATTCAACCGAAGAAAAAGCGTTAAAGGTACTAGATTATATTCAGGATAATTTGGAATATCCATACTACAATGTGTTTCAAATGCCTGCGGATGATGAGGTGGAAGTATGAAATTAATAGAATTGCTTCCATTGATTGAATGGCCTAAAGTAAACGTTTATGAAAAAAGAAAATATATACCATCTAAATTTATCGTATCGGTTAATCCAAAAAAGAATAAAGAATGTATTTCCAACAATTTATTAGACAGAGAAATTTATTCAATATCAATAAGTTATAATCGTGAATTCAACATTTACGTTTGCAATAAGAAAGCTGATGAAGAATTTATTAAAAAAGCTATTTCAATTGGATTGATTGATGATCTCAACAAAGCCGAATATGAAGCAAGAAAGTATAAGTATCGAAATAGAGGAGTGTCGTATGATGGGTTTGAAGAAACGAAATAAACCTAAAGAAAGTACGAATGTACAAATTAAATTGAATGTTACTGTTTCTGATACAGAAAACAGTAATTCATGTAATATTGTTGATTCATTATTAAATGATATTTGGAATATTGCGTTGGAAAAAGAAGGGGTAGAAGCTCAAAGCATGACTTCAAAATATATGAAGGAGAAAGTAGCAAAATGATGTATTTAAGTATGGCAATTCATAATATAGCGGTAATGATATTTACCGCATACATGGTAATTCACGTGCATCCTATTTGGGCAGTTTGCATTTTATTCACTCATAGAATTGGAACTAAAATTGTACGTGTTCCAATCGAGGAAGATACAAAGGATGATGCAGTAGATGATAGCAATGAATCAGGTAGAGATGAGTTTTAAAAATATAGAAAAAGCTCTGAAAGACAACGGATTATATGAAGCATATGACGATATGGTATTAATTAAACAAGCTTTAATTGAGAGAGATAGAAAGATATATGGGTTGCAGCAACATAACAGAAATTTAGAGGATAAATTAGGAAGGATAGGAGGTTATCATTATGGAAATCCTAAACAATAACATTTATTGGTGTGACTTGCCAAAATATAGCACTACAATTCTTTATAAGAGGAGACCTTGTATCGTTATTTCAAACGATATTCAAAATAAAGGGAGTAAAACAGTAAATGTAATTCCAATTACAAGCAATTTAAAAAGAACTGATTTGCCTTGTCATGTAATGGTAGATACAGGACATGAATACGGAATGGCAAAAGCGGAACAAATCTTAACGATCAACAGAGAAAATGTTAAGTGGCATATAAAATCACTCGATTGGCAAGAAGCAAAAGAAGTAAAATGTGCATTATTAACTCAAATAGGAATTATCTAAATGCCTAAAAGAGATACAGAATACGAGCATTTCAAAGAAACCTGCGGAGGATGGTTTAATTACCATGGCAATATTGGTTTAAGAGCAGGGGATGTAGCAATGGCTACTTTATTTGATGAAACTGAATTAGTACAAATTGTATTGACTAAACCTTATACCTTCAATCGCTGGTGGTGTAAGATCGTTGGTTTCAATAGTGATGGAATTGAATATCTAGTTGACAGAACAATGATATTTCAGATTTTGATTGATAAAGACTACAACTTGCGTAGAAAAAGAAGAAAAACTTCTTAAAATCAATTTAAACACGTCTAAAAGTGATTCTAACGAGCAAAATGGATTGAAACGAGTATTTGCTAGGGCAAATAAAGAAAAGGCTACAAACACGTTTAAAACGATAAATATGTTTATAGCCTTTTTAAGTCTTATGTAGTAAAATATAGACATGAACACTTACAACAATTACATTATGTTCTTATCTGATTTGATGGCGATAGAACCGCCTGTTGTTATCTATCAGAAAGACGGAAAAGCCTACTATGGAAACGGGCGAAAAGCAGAAAGTTTCCAATTAAAGCCATCTGCCAAAGCAACAACAATCGTGAAAGAGAATAAAATCTATGTGGATTTAGATAAATTCAAGGATGAAATAGATCTTTACTTGAGTTTGGCACATGAAGTTAGACATTGTGCTCAATATCAGGCAATAAATGATGTTGGATTAGCGGATATTGCTACTCCTGAAATGCTCAAAATTTGGAAAAAGGAGTTAAAAGAGTATAAAGGGAGTGAAAATGAAGGATATGAGTCCCAACATATAGAGTTAGATGCATTTGCATTTGCGTGGTTTATCGGTGTATCTGTATTTGGGGTGGAATTGCATTTAAATGGGGTTAGAAGCGGAAAGCAGCTACTTTCAAGATACATACAGTTCATTTCCAACAACTATAGTCTAGAAGAACTAAGGGATTGCCTAGAATATTCAGGATTTGCTTATAACAGAAATCAAGCCTAGTAAAATAGGCTTTTTTAATTTGTTTGTTGATAAAGAAATCATGATATGTTATACTATACATGGAAGAAAGAGTAGAGGTAATGACAATGGCAAAAACAAGCGAAGCACAATTAAGGGCACAAATAAAGTATGAAAAAAAGAGCGTAAGCCAAGTTTGCCTGAAATATGTTACAAAGAACAATCAAGAGATTTTAGACAAGTTAAATTCAGTTCCAAGTAAAGCGGATTACGTAAGACAATTGATCTTGCAAGATTTAGAAAGAGAAAAGAAAGAGGCTAACAACAAATAGCCTTTTTTTATCGGCTTTTTTTCACACGTCCGCATTGAAAAATGGTATAATATATGCAGTTAGAAAGTACCTGAGAAAGACCAAATATTGCCACTTTCTAACGAGACATTTTTTACTTCTACTTACTCTTTATTGAGAGTGCCTCAGAGAAATCTGAGGATATTATAACGGTGTAAGTGCAATATTTGAGAAAGGGAAAAGATGGAAATTACAGAGGTACGAACTAGAGAGGATATGATTAATAATTTAAAAGCCAATGGCAATTACAGTAAGTTTAAGCAAAATATGGCTGCTTCAAGAAAAGCTTACAGTGAACGCATGGCAAATTATAAAATATCAAAGTCAAAAGAAAATGCCTCTGATCTAAAAGTTGAGTGGAAATTAATTGAAGGTTTTGACGGAATATACTCTGTAAGTAATTATGGGGAAGTAAGAAATAACAGAACTGGCAAACTGATGAAACCAAGCAAAAACGAAAAAGGGTATTTACACATCAATTTGACGAAAAACGGAAAGCGAAAAGCCATGAGAATCAATAGATTAGTCGCACAAGTTTTCATTCCCAATCCTGAAAATAAACCTCAAGTAAACCACATTGATTTTAATAGAGAAAATAATTGCGTAAATAATTTAGAGTGGGTAACGGCTCAAGAAAACACTCAATATTCTGTATGCAATAGAAAACTTCCAGGACAGCAGAAAAAAAGAAATAACAAGACAGGCGAAAGAAATATAGCACATTATAATGGCTACTATGTTGTAAGGATATATGGCAAAAAGTATGTATCTAAATCATTTAAAAACATAGATGATGCTAAACAATGGAGAGATTTAAAGCTAAAAGAAATATACGACTAAATCACAATACATTTTAGCCCCTCCAAGTCCAACAGTTTTAGCCCCCCCACTTTCCAATAGCCCCTCCAAATCCAAGGGCTACAATCGCAACAGAAAATAATGCAATATATAGCCTAGGAACGCAACAGATGTCGGGGGAAAAGAAGAAAAACAAGTAAATTCAGAGATATAGAAACGTCTATACAATCAAATATGCGTAATAAACACGATAAGTTCCATAACGTTTGCACTAATGTTTACACAAAATTGGTTTAAGTTGGTTCATAAATTGTCACGTAGTCATATACTACTTTGAAATGAATAGGCAGATATTTCATTTCATACTCCTTTAGAAATTCTTTATTAATTCTATATCTTGTCGATTGTATGGTTTAAGGTTCTGTATTGAGCACACAGAGCCTATATTATAAGTAATTCTGCATATTTTAATTGATTGATCTAAAGAAAAAGCGATATATCTTAAGTCCCTCGACATATATATAATAGGAAAGAGGTTCGGGGGAGATAAAGAGGGGTTTTGACTTCGGGGGAAAGAAGAAAAGAGGAGCTACGTCCTCCACGAACTCCTCCAAACCCTATAAGAAGAAGATATATACACTATTATTACTAGTTTCATTTACCTATCAAGTTCTAATGTAGTTTGATGGGTTTTTTTATTGTTTTATTTGCTTTAATTAACATTTATTCACGAAATTAAACGATTTTACTTTAAATAAAGGGCATTTGAAGTGTTCCAAAAAGAAAATTTTGTCAATATAAAAAATAAATTTTGTATTTTGTATTTTGTAATCGGCGAAAAATTTTGTATTTTGTATATTTTGTATTTTGTAAATTGTTCACGATATGTAGACAAAAACACGGTGTAGTACGAAAATTTCCGCTATTATATTCACGATTCGTGAACAAAAAGTGAAAAAAGGCTTGATAATATAGATACATCATGATATAATAGTATTGTAGAAAAGGGGTGACATCCAAAAATAAGACATAAAAAAAAGCACGATCGTGTTATAAAGTTTAGCAGCTTACACGATCATGCAATTCCAAAAAAGCGTATATATATAAATTATAGTATATGGAGGAAAGCCCCAAAAAATATATATACGTCTCAATTATAACAGTTTGGGGCTAAAAAGAAAATGGAAAAAGAACAAAAATATTATCATGGAAATGCTATTAGTGAATACGGAATGCAAAATGGAATGGTTGACTATGCAGCACTAGCAAAGTGTTTCAATGCGGTTTTAAATAACGACATAATGTCATTGACATATGATACAGGATGCTGGGAGCAAGTGAGCGGCATTATTGATAATAGTGATGAGATAGAAGAGTTGGAAGAAAAAAGGGACGAGTTAGAAGAAGAAAACGAAAATAGCCCATCACAAATTATTGAAAATGAAATAAATGAAATAAATGAACAAATAGAAGAGCTTGAAAACGAACAAGACGACGATCCAGAAGTCTTTCAGTGGTTTATTGTGGATGATTGGGGCGCTAGATTATTACAAGATATTAACGAAATTGTTTACTATAACGAAACACTAGATATGTATCTTTGGGGCGTTACGCACTACGGTACTTCTTGGGGCTATGTTTTGACTAACATTAAAATCGATTGGTAGGTGTAATACCATGACAATATTTAATGTAAGATACACCCCAAACGGGATAAATGTATATAACTATGATTATGATTATGATCATATGTTTATATTCTATACAAAAAGAGAAATCGAAAAAAAAGTATGTAGTATGTTTATGTACAAATCAACACGCAAAAACGCTGAAATAAGCGATATTATAAAAGTACTGAATGCATACAATACGGATAATGATATATTATATCAATTAATAGGAACACTAGAAAAAGCGTTATTCTATGTAAAAAAATATAAGCATATAGAAGTTTCTTCTGATGTTAGTATTAATAAAGAATCATGCTTTATTAATGCAAATAATAATAATTACACTGAAAACCAGATAATAACATATAAGTTCAATCGTCAAGTGTTATATAGTTGCGAGCAACTTATTAATTATATGTATAGTATGTATTGCATGTTATACCCTGAAAATAAGCTAAGCTATAACACTATATACGACAACGCCAGCGTAAAGAGTATTATTAATAATTATTATAAGGAAGTGAAAAGAAATGACTAAAATATTAAAAAAAGACATTGTAAGATTATGTAATTGTATTCAATGTTTGAGCTATCAGCATATAAAAGAGAATGAAAAAGGATGTTATAACCACAATATAATAACATGGTACAATATAAAGCCTTACACTTGTAAAGAAGTCAACTTTTTATTCTATAAAGACGATTTCATGATCGTCTTAACTGCTGACAATAAAAAAGAGATGTATATCAAATTATTAGAATTATATGAAAGTGGTTTAAATAGTTGGATTGATACTTTTGAAAAAGATAATCATAAGACTAAAAAAGAAAAAACATGGGCTTAACGTACATAAAAAGCTATTATTAGAATTGAATAAGGTGGTTGATAGATGATTGATCAGTTAACAACTATACTTGTATTTATTCTATTAGCTGCTTTCATCTTTAAATATTATATATGGATTATAGTATTATTTATTGCATTATTTATTATTATATATCTACTTTGCTAGTTAACTATTATTTATTGTTAACTAGCTTTTTTATTGTCTTTTTTCTTCTTGCTGCTAAAACTATTTATTTATCTTTATACGATCTTGAAATAAATTGTTTATGGAATAAAGACATAAATATATATGCGTTTGATGTCATAATTTGAAAAACGCAACAGGAACGGACGACCCTACACACCCCATGCCTTCCCTCTCGACCAAACCACATTTTTTACACCTAGCACTTAATTCAACGGAGTGCTAATCAAATAATTATCACTAATATAAACCACCCCCTTTTTTAGATAAAATTTTTAGGAAAACGAAAATTTACGTTTTGAAAAAAATGAGTTCAAGTATTTTTGCGAGGGGTAAGCGAGTAGTAAGAGAGGGGTAAAAACGTCCTCAATAAAATCATTTATAATGTAGGGAGGTAGAGAAAGAGAGGATGAGAAAATGCCAAGGGCAAAGAGTGTTTCAGAATTAAAGCGTGAGGATGAAGCTAAGAGGTTCTTTGACGAGTATTCAAAGAGTGGGAATATTACGAAGTCCATGCAAAAGATTCGTCCTGATTTAAGCGATAAGAGTGCTTATAACAAGGGATATAAGATATTAAACAGTCCTTTATTTAGGAATGTCATACATGAGAGGGTAAAAAAGAGAGACCAAAGAAGTGTTATGACAGTAGAGCAACGTAGACAATGGCTCAGCGATAACATTCAAGACGAAGAAAAGGACATGAAAGACAGACTTGGATGTTTAAAGGAATTGAATAGAATGGATGGCATTGGAAAGAGCAATATTTTAAATGTTGGAAGTGTAAATAATATTACAGTTGAACAGAAAAGAGCGATTGCAGAGGAAAGAATCAACGATATATTAGGTATTAATATGGGAAGTGAGTTTTTAGATGCCGAGGTAATAGAACACGAGGAGGACGATAACATTGAAGAAACAGACTCTTAGTGTTACGGAACAGTATTTTAAGGATGTAGAGGACTTAAAGGAAGCTAAAGCTATTAATAAGAGCCAAGAAGAAGTTGTTAGGTTGTTGAAGGGAGCTACCCCCAAGTATAAATTAAAGAATTGGACGAGAGGATATATCCCCGAACATTACAAACGACTAAATATTTCTAGGCAAGAAGCTTTTAGGCTTGCGGTTATCGGTGCAAGAGAGGCTTTAACGTATTTTCAAGTCAATCTTCACTTTACACAAGCTATGTTGTTCGGTGCGGTTGTAGAGGGTTACGATACAATCTATGCAATTACTACTTCTCAGTATGGCAAAAGCTGGACTTTAGGTATGATTGCTATTTATCGTGCTTATAAAGGACATCAAGTACGAATTGCGGCCGCAACAGGAGAAACCGCTACTATCATCATGTCAAAAGTCATTGGACATTTACAAAATGCAGACGAGTCTATTCAGAGTTCTGTATTAGATTCAGGAAACAAGATTGAAAAATTACAGACTTCTACTTCCAAGACTAAAATTTCCTTCAAAGGTGGAGGATGTGTAGAAATCGTTACATTAGGTGGAAACAGTGTAGACCCTAAGAAAAACAACAACGCTATCGGTAAGGGTGGAGATTATATAATTGACGAAGCGGCCCAAGTCAGTGAAGATGCGTATGCCGAGATAGGACGAAGAGAATTTTCAAGTGTTGACGGGTCAAAAGAGCTTGAAATTGCTATTTCCAACCCCCACAAACGTGGAGAGTTCTACGATTGCATGACAAACGACAAATATCCCGAAGGAACATTAGTTGTTTGGATGGATGTACGTACTGCATACGAAGAAGATCGTATGAAAAGTGCATCTCAGATTCTAAATTCTCACTTCTACAAGAATAGAAGTACTTGCCAACGCTATTTAGTATGCGAATTAGAGGAATTTTCAGACGAAAGTATGTTCAAAACCATGACTTTAGACGATGATAAAGTCGATAGTTCCTATAAAAAGCGGTTTTTCCTAGGTATTGACTCGGCTTATACAGGTAAGGATGGTATAGATGTCGCTTTATGCTCTCAAAATAGATACGGAAACTGTAAAATCGAGACAATTTACAATCTAAAAGAGGGTGTTTGGGTTCAAGGAGTCACATCTGAGAAGATTATCACCAAGATTGTTAAGATTATCGAGACATTAAACATCAAATATGTTTGTGTTGACGTTGGATTCGGTACTTGGTTGACCGAAGGATTGTCAAAATACTCGGATAAGCTAGGATTTATCCTCGAGGGTGTCAATTTCCAAGGTGGGCCAACAAAAACACGTATCAAGGCAAGACATTACAGTGCGGTTTATGCTTTCAATCTAAGAGCGGAAATGTATTTAGACTTTCAGCAGCTAATGGACAGTAAGAAATTGACTTTCACAACGGAAGTTGCCAAAAGATTGAAGCCTGAATTGCTTGCTACAAGGACTGTATCGAAGAACAATAAGAAGATAGCAATTGTTCCTAAAGAGGAGATAAAACAACGCTTAGGACACTCTCCTGATGCCCTAGATTCCTCGGTACTTTCTGTCCGCAGTTGTTTAATGTATAATCTAAGCAGTGAAATACTTGCGTATGCAGAGAACAATTAGGAGGTGCTAATTTGAGTCGAAGAACAAAGAAAAGACAAAAGGATAGAGTTAAACTAGCATCCAATACCTATGTGTCACCTAACATTTCGCACAATATTCACAGTTCTAATGCAGAAACCGAAGCCGAAAAGGTAATGGAAGCTATGTTAAACTGCAATTCAGACTGCATCAACGGATTTGTAAAGACAAACTTTAAGAATCAGTTTGATGAGATTGATTGGATGATAGACAATCTACCAACGCTACCATATGTTATCGGCAAGGTTATTGACTTTATATTCTCAAACGGTATCACAACAGGTGATGAGAATTTAGACAAGAATGTTCTTATGCCATTCCTTTATAGACACAATGTACAAGATGTTACAAACTATTCTGTACTTCAAAATGCTATTATGCAGTCCTTATTGTACGGAAAATGCGGTATTCGTTGGCTAGACGAAGATAAAGGAATTGTTACAGAGAATTATCGCAACTATGTTTCTATCATGCGTGAAGATGATGAATATAAAGGCTTTAGAGTTCCTATCTGTTATGCTATGTCGGCAGACGATAAAGAACCTATCTCATTAGGAACAAAGGAAATCGACTTTGACGAAGCGTTATTCCTTCAAACAGGCAAATTAATGTCCAAAGACGGAACGATCATTGTAGAAATTCCTGATAATTTCTGCAATCTTAGAAACGGAACAGACCATGAGAACGGATTATCTTGTTTATTGCGTGATAAACAACGCTTAAAGCTATTAGGTGCGGTTTACGAGCGTTTGAATTACGATATTCAGTATGATGGCCCAGGACGTTTGATTTTTTGGCTAAAAGATGGATTTGCCAAGGGAAATACGATTGATTTATCGGCTTCCCAAGTTTTAGACGAATCATCAAGTTCTAAAGCAGACAGAGCCGACAAAGCAAGAATTGAAGCTAAACGTCTAGGTTGGGAAATCAGAAATTCAAAATCAGACAATGTAATCCTTGCAAGTTCTATTTTTGATAAAATGGATCACTTGCCTCGTGTTACAAAAGGTACGGAGTTCTTAGAATACCTTCAAATGAAGGAAGGTTCTATTATTTGTCAGTGTTTCGGCCTTACTCCTGAATTGATTGGTTTAGGGGATGTATCAGGAAACGTATCTATGGAAAGAATCATAGATAATGCCATGACAAATACAATCGTACCAATGCGAGAAAGGTTCGCCACTCAGATTTCTCCTATGTTAAGCGAGAAATTAGGTGTACCAAAGGTTTATTTTGATAAATACGAATTGAAAGAACAACAAGACAAATCTGCAAAAACATATAAATTGGCCCTGTCAGTTACTCAAATCGTAGGTGCTATTGTCAACGGAGCAGAAGTGTTAGACAAGAGCACAAAGAATTACATGATGGAATCAGTTACTAGAATGATGGATTCTATCGAAAAAACGCTATAGCGAGAGGAGAAAATAAAATGGAAATGGATATTTTAAAAAGTATCTTATCTGAAAATGAGGTAACACCCCTAGGAAGTTTGAATGGGACTCCGTTATATTCATTTGAAGATGCACAGAGAATCAACAAGATCGGATTGGTAAAAGAGAAAATCCAAGGTAAAGAGGTTGAATTTGGTGAAAGACCTATGCGACCTGATGGACTTGGGTATTTGGAAACAAAAGCCAATGCAATCGCAGTTCCAACTTCTTTCTTTGAGAACAGATACAGAAAAGTTGAAGTAAAAGAGACAATTGTTGATGAAAAAACGAAGAAAGAAAAAGAAGTTGTTAAAGATGTATATTACGAAGTTGTAACAGACTACAGAGCTTGTAAAGAACAAGCGAATGGACGTGTATATACAACTACAATTCCTGTATATCAGATTGGAGCTAAGAAAGATTCAAAAGGAAATGCTGATTTATTCTTAATTGGTCAAAGAAATATTTCAGATACAGACTTTATCAATGAGTTCAAAGGTAAATTGAACAAAGAATCAATGGTCAAGATTTTTAAATTGATTGGTAATAACCCAACAAAACAAGTAGAAGATACATTAGAATTTTAATTAGAAGTAAAAAGTAGAAAAAAACAAGGCAATATTTGGAAATAAACAAAAGGTATAAACAGTTTTCACTGTCTATATAGATTTTTTGCATATTTCGAGGTATTGCCTTTTTATATGCAAGATAACGAAAGGAGATACATAAATGTCAATTAAACGTAGTTTCACTGTAAAAATCACTTTTAAAGAAGGGTACGGAGACCCTATCACTTTAACAGGAAAAGATGCGACTGCTTTTAACACTTCTTGGCACAACAAATTGAATGACCAAGACGGAGCTATTGGATTTGAATGGCCAGTTATTACGACAACAGGTGAAGCACCTAGTCAAAAAACAGTAACAACTTATACTTCATTCTTATTCTGCAATGTAGCAAAAGTAGAACGCTCAGAACAAACAGAAACAAAGTATACAGACGATCAATGCCATGATGCTTAGAAGGAGAGACCATGCAAAACAACGTACAAACTATTAACGGTGTTACTTGGTTCGATTCCCTAGAAGAAAGAAATACTTTCTTAAAGCAAAATGGTAGACATGAGTTCGCATTGGAAGAAGCAGCAAAGAACGCAAAACAGTATTTGAAACTTCTTGATGTAATAGAAGAAAAAACGCAAATTGACGTTTATTCAAAATTAGATAGCGGTACTTTGCTATACGGATATGTAGTTCTAGAGCCTAAGAAGAAATACAAGATTCCCGAAGATAAAGTTTTGTTAGAAGCACTTAGAAACAAAACTATTCAAAAAAGATATGATTCCACAATGGAAGAAATCTTAAAAGGAGCAAAAATTCCATACGAAGTCAAGAAATGTAATTCATGTGGTGGAAGGATTCAGAAATTATTCTATAAGCCCGTAATCGTAGTAGAAACGGAGACTAAGAAATAATGCCACAAAAGAAAAGAGTTCCAACATATGTAGCAAGCATTAAAGATAGCCTTGATCGTAGAAAAAAAGGAAAAGCATTTTACGACAATGCAATCACTTTATCGAGCGTAGATAAAGAAAACCATTATGTCAGTGTGAACCTATCCTCAGGGTACGTAGAAAACAAACCTACACGTCTTATTGACGAGGGGGCAATAACATATGAGGGTGGAGATGATATTCGCCTATACATCAAAAAAGGGGCAGTACAAGCGTTCTACGATAGCTTGAGTTCTGATTATGTAGGATATATCAACTTAGCACACATTGACATTACATCACTCCCTTTAAACTTAGGTACATGGACTAAAGATGATTTAACAGTTGTCGATATTGGGGATGGAAGAAAAGGTCTTGATGTAAACGTCAAACTAAATAGGGAATTGCACATAGTGCAAGATTTATTGAAACAAGAAATACCATTGAGTATTAGTGCAGAACTGAGAGGAACAATTGATTTTGAATCGTCATTTAAGTTTAATGCACCATTCTACAACGAAATCGAGATTGCTGGTTTCTCAGTTGTTGCAAATCCAGCCAATGTAAACAGTACAGGCGAGAATTTAAACAGTAAAGGAGACTCAGAAATGAACCTATGGGAAAAGATTTTAAAGTTGAGTTCTGAAAATAAAGAAGAAAAGAAGAATGATGCTTTAGAAAACAAAGAGGAAGAAAAAGAAGAAAAAGAACCTTCTAAAGAAGAAAAAGAACCTGAAAATAAAGAAGAAGGAACAGAAAACAAAGAAGAAGCTAAAAAAGGCGAAGAAACATTAGAAACTGTTGAAATGTCTAAGGATGACATGGAAAAAATCAACAAATTCATGGATGCCTTTGAAACTTTAAGTGCAAAAGTTGAAGCATTAGAAACAGAAAATGCAGAATTAAAAGAAAAATTAAAAAGTTCTAAGAAAGAAAAAACAGAATTTGAAAAGAAAGCAGAAAGCACATTAGACAGATTGTCTAGTTTGATCTCAGGACAAGCTAACGATAAAGAAAAGAAAGAAGAAAAATTAGCTTCAACTTCTAAAGTTAGCGGAGATATGTGGGGATAGGAGGTAAACCATGTTAGATTTATTATTTACAAATCCTGATAACACATTATTAGAAAAAATGGCAGTTACACCAGGAATGGTAGAACGTCTAAGTTCTAATATCGAGGATTTAACATCATTCTCAAGAGCTTATATTGATTATGAAAAAGCAAGACAGAATTTAGCAGCAAACGCTTCTAAATCAAATGCAGGAACAGTTGGTATTGGTACTGATTATTCAGATAACTCACCAGCCAATCCATTCCAAAACGTGTTCCCATTAGTTTCTTGGTTAATGAACACACCAGCTTCACGTAAGATGCAAGGTGCTATGAACCGAGGAGCATGGAGCGTTACAAAAAAAGAAGATGGCAAATTCTATATTCAGTTGCCATTCACATACGGAACAACAGAACCTAAATCAACACAAGGTGAATGTTGCTGGGTTCCATTAGATTTAGCTAAATGCGGTAGCAATGCACCATTAGCATTATTGTGTTTAAAGAGTTGCGAGCCTATTATGGATAGCTTAGTAAATGAAACACGTAAAATCAAAGCTAATGACATGGTTTGCTACTTCCAACGTGAAGGAGAAACTATTAAAGAAGCTCAGAAACGTATGGATTTAATTTCAATGGCATACTTCACTGCTATTAACGTAATCTTAGGAACAATGGCTACAGGTACTGCTACATTAAAACCTTTCCATGGATTATTGGAAGTAATGGAAGATAAAGCAGTTATCAAAATCGTAGGTACAAACGTATTATCTGCATTTGATTCAGTTGCGTTACGTTTAGCAGCATTAGGAGATGGCGATTATAAATTCGCTTGTCACCCATTAGTACTTGAAGGTATTAAATCTGTTATTGTTCCAGGTAAATTCAACGGAGAATATCCTGATGGATGGACTCGCAATAAAGAAACAGGCGAAGTCGCATTTAAAAGACATGGATTTATCGCAGATAAATTAGTTCCATGTGACATTACAAAAGGTACAGGTGATGTATGGGTACTAGAAGGAAATACAATAGGTTTGGTAATGGGAACTACTTTCCAACCATCTGAAAAATTCCAACGTCATACATTCGGTGCTACAGATACTCCATCAGAAGGTTGCGGTACTCAATGTGACTACTACTACAACTTTGGATGTGCATTTGGAACAGATGCAAACAGATTAATGGTAATCCAAGGTATTCCAATGTCAGCAGCTACATTAGGAGATACATTAAACGGATTAGACCTTGTATTAAAACCAACAACTATCGTACCAATCAACATTGGTGAATAATGTACGAAAAAATTGTCGAACAATTGAAAAACTATTGTTCGTGCATAAAGGAAAGCGATTTAGAAGCAGATAAGCTTGAAAAGAATGTTGGAGAACTAATTGATTTAATTAGTACCATCACTTGTTGGAAAAACCACCCTTGTGAGACTTTCCTCTCATCTCAAAGAGAGGAAGTCTTTGATGTTGGTGAATTTAAGAAATGTGGTTGCGATTCAGGAATTGTACGCATACCGCTATTCTATCCAATGATTGACCCAACAACGATTGAAGTATCTGTTATCACTAGAGAAAGAATTACATTTACTACTCACAAATTAGAAGTTGATAAAGATTTTTCTTACAACCCATACGACAGTATCGTGTATGTTGATTTATCTAACATTGACTACAAAGATGTGTGCAATTGTGGATGTGATGAATTATCTAAAATCGTTGTCAGTTATGTAGCTGGATATGAAACGATACCAGAATGTCTACTGCCTGTATTCTGCGACTTCCTACAATTCGTTATCGCAATGAACAGATGCGAATGTGGTTGTAGCACGTGTGAAGAAACAGATGGTAGTGATGTTCTTATTTCAGAAGAAAATTCTGATGCTCAGATTTCGATTAGTGTGTATGTTCGTGAACATATTACAAAAGCATATTCTGAACAGTTAGGTATCTTATCAGTATGTAATTCAAAAGACATATGGGTTGGTGATGTTGTGTGAGAATCAAATATATTGGAATGAAAAGTTCCACAAAGAAAAATGGATGCCCTGTATGCGGTGCGAAAGCCAAATCAAACACATCTTATGAGTATTCAAAACGTATGTGCTTGCCTAGTGGCCTAGTAAAAATCTTCCTTATGAACAAAGTTGAGGAAGTATCGTATGAAGATGGTGTATTCCTAAAAGGCTTTAAATACGTCTATGGAGGCAAAGTTTATTACCCCTTTATCGAGGTGTAGGAAATGCTAAAAGGTCTCTTAGAAGATGTTATAGAAGCGTGTGAAGAAGATTTTGAAGGATTGGCTAGTGAATTAGAAGAAACTATGCGAGAAGAAGCCCCAAGAGGGAGTAGATTCTATGCTCAAGAAATGACAAGTATGCCATGGAATGAATATAGACCAGGTGCTTTAAAAGATTCAATCACGAAAGAAAAAGTATCTAATACCGAATATCTAATCGGTGTAGATGCAGACAAACTAGAAAAAGATTCTAGAAACCCTTCTCATGTTGATTACTCCCCAATGGTACAGAATGGAACTAAACGAGTTTATACGTTAGTGCGTAAAAACGGAAGGCCATTTGTTTGGGTAGATGAAATGGGAAAGAAACACTTTGCACACAAAATTAAGATGCCACCTAGAAAGGCAAATGATTTTGTTGCTAGAGCGGTATCTAGATTTGATGCGAAAGTTAAATAAAGGAGATTAAAAATGGAAGAAAAAGTTGTAAAAGCTAAAAAGACTCCTGAACAGAAAGTAGATGTTCAAGCATTTGTTTCACGCAAATTAAATGCTTTAAATCAATTAGGCGGTGCTAAAGCAGAGCGTGCTATGGAGCGTGTACTAAAAGCTACAATGGGAGGGCAAAAATAATGTCTAACTGCAACATTAACAAAATCATTAGCGACAAATTAAGTGTCTCTAAATTAACTAAAACTCAAGAAATTGATATTACTATCATGAGTGATATTGATTCTTGTTTAAAAATCAATACTCGTAAATTTGAAAAGATTACAGGTACTGCTAGTGCTTATACATCACGTACTATCGCACCTGATTTAATCAATGTTTGCGAATCATTTGGATGTAAGAATACAGGTACATTGTTCATCACTTCTAAAGAAACAGATGCAGAAGGTGGAGAAGGAAACAAAGTACACACAAGTGGTGCAGTATTTAAAGCATTGAAAAATGCATTAGACTTTGCAGCAGGTGTTGTTTACTACTACGTAAATGTTCCTCAAGCAGGTACTTACACAATCACAACAAAGATTTCAGATGTTTTAGATCATGAAATGACTAATGTAGATGAATACACAAGCACTTTAAAAGCAGATAAAGAAGGATTCTATCCTGTACAGATTGACTTATCTACCGTTCCTACAAAGACATCAGGAAAAGGATGGGAAGCAAGTACATCAGGTGTCCGTTTAAGTATTGAAGTAGCATTAACAGATAAATCAGCAGATAGTATCTTGATTGGTCTTTCTTCAATTTCTTTCTTTGAAGAATTTGCAGACTTAGATTCTAACAACGATATTAAAGTAAGTTGCTTATCAGGGTTTGATGGTGACGATACTGTAGACCCTGTAGATACAAGTTGCTTTGATGATTCTTATGATGATGATTCTGCTTCTATTGAGCGTTCATTTACAGGTACTCAATTAACATCTAACTACTTAACTATGAACCCATTCATTGGCAAGGGAGATAAGTCTCAAGGCTTTATGATGCGTACTCAGGAAGTAGTTATTGAAGCAGATAAAGAACATCCTGAATATGGTTCAATTCATATTGCAGACCACTTTGTTGAAGAATGTGGATTTATCTATGCAGCATTAAGCGACCAATGCAATATCACAGATTCTACATTGAACCGAATCAACACTCCATTGTTGGCTAACTTAGATGAGTCTCAATACCAAGTATTGAACAGTAAAATCAATCCAAGTTTAGATATAGAAGGTTCAAAGATTTACTTCAACAAAAACTTAGTAGGTAAAACATTAAAAATTTCTTATCCAATGACTGTTGATGTATTGCAACACTATGTAGCAAACAACGATAGCTTAAAGAATAAGAGAGCTAAAGTTACAATCACTCGTTATAGAAGTGATGGAACTGCGGAAGTATTTACTTACCACAATGCAAAAATTACTTCATTCCCAATGGGTATCCCTGATGACGGAGCGTTTGAATTTAGTTTAGCGTTCAAGAAAGATACTCGTGGAAACTGGTATGAAGTTTATGTAGTAAACAAAGCTAACGCTAATTTATAGAAATTGAGAGGCAAATGAGATGGAAGAACAAAAGATTTTAGAACCAACACAGTTAAATGCCATGATTGAAAAGTTAAAAGTAGCTCGTGAGGATGATACTCCTCACGCAGTCTATGGCAATGGTGGTGAAATTGCAGTTGTTGGTGATGCAAATAAGACAGATGTTAAAACAATTGATATTGAAGTGAATTTCAGATTCACTGAAAAAGAAATCGAAGAACATAAAATTGATGTTCCTGAGAACGCTAAAAGAGTGGGGCAATACGTTATGTTCGATAAGAAGTTTGAAAATCTAACATTATCTCCTAGACAAGATATGAAGATGGTAGAAGCTTTAATCGAAGTAAAACCATTGCTATTGGATGCAGAACAAATCCTAGACCCATATAAAGAAAAATTCCAAGAAATCGAGGAATATTATGGTCACAAATTCATTGAAGGAAAAGATGGAATCGTTACAACAGATGCAGATGATGAAGAAGTGGACAAGACTATGGTTCAGATTTATGAAGCGTATATGAATGAAGCAAACGAACAGATTTTCCATTTATACGCTCAATCCTCTACAAATTTAGTTGATGGACTTTATAAAGTTGTTGCAATTTTCTTAGGATTAGATGAATTTTATGAAGATCACATGATGCAATATTCAGTTTTAACTTGCATGATTAGCCTAATTATCAAATATCCTGAATTATTCAATGAGGTAGAAACAGTTTTTATCAAATAATTGACAAGGGGGATGATAAAAAGGATTCAGTAAAAAAAGCAAAGTCTTATGTTGCAGAACTAAATCTTTATTCAACCATGGCTCATTATGTCGGTAAAATTCTAAAAATACGCCCCAATGAGATATTAGACCATTGGGGTGTTTCTGAATTAGTTGTAGCCTTTGGGTACTACGCAAATCTACAAAGCGATAAAACATGGAATGAAATTAACGAGGCAAATAAAAATTCTAAAAAGAAAATACCTCAGATCGACAGATATGCGGTTCATTTCATGCAGAAAACAGATTTAGCGAAGGAGTCCGAAGATGTCAGTACGTGAAGTCGGTGCTAGGTTAGTCCTTGACATTAAGGATGCCGAAGCAAGAATAAAGCAACTTGAAAAAGAGTTAAAAGAAATTGAAAAGGTAAAACTCAAATTTGATGCTAACACCCAAGAATTAGAAAGAATTAAGGCAAGATTAGAAGAAATCAAAAAAGAAAAGGAAGCTTTAGAAAGACAAAAGCTTGCTATGAAAGTAGATTTAGATAATCTAGCTAATTTCAAGAATCAATTATTGGATATTAAAGATGATATTAGTGAGCTTAAAAAAGAGTTATTAGCCTTGAGTAATAAAAAGCTTTCTATTGATATTGATTTAAAAGCTAATGCCAACGAAATTCATGATGTCATTAACGACATGACACTAGGTGAAAACGATAAAAGTGTTAAGCTTAAAGACCTATACAGTGCACGTGAAGCCCTCAAATACGATATGCGAGAGGTTGGCATTGAAATTGATGAAGTACAAAAGAAAATTAACAATCTTAACAAAGAAAAGATAAAGATTGAAGCGAACATCAGTGAATTAAATGATGCTCAAAAATTGGTTGATGAGATTGATGATTCAATCGCAGATTTAGATAAAGAAAAAATCAAATTAGAAGCTGATTCTTCTAAGTTAGAAGATACAAATAAAAAGCTAGATGAAACAATCGAAAAAGAGAATGATGTAAGAAACACAAAAGCAGATATTGAGTCACAAGTTATCGGCTATCAAGATAGCTTGAATAAACTAAACAATCTTCAACAAGCTGCTAAAGCTTTGAAAACTGCTAGTAAGATTACATTTGATGTCGGAAATAAAATGTCAAATCTAGGCTCTAGTATGTTGAATATCGCTAAGAATTTCCAAAATAATCCAATAGGAGATATTGGACGATTCTTAGTACAAGGTGTTGGATATTCTAGTTTGTATAGATTGGTTTCAGGTGCACAAAACGCAATGGGCGAAGCAGTTTCAAATGGTGTTAAGAGATACGATACTATTAAAGTTGCGAAAAGAACATTGTCCACTGTAGTAGGTGATGTAGACGATTCTACAACGAAAATTCAAAAGATGATTGATAACCTAGATGAAAGCATTTTGGGCCTACCAACCACTTTAGATGATGCTCTAAGCCATGTTACGAGATTTACTTCAATCAATCATGATTTAGACAGGTCTCAAAAGCTATTCTCGGCAATTAATGATTCCATTTTAACATTTGGTGGTGATTCTGAGGGAGTAAACAATGCGGTTACTCAGTATTCTCAAATCATGGGTTCTAAAATGGATGCTCGTACATTGAGATCAATGGAAGATGCAGGTATGACACCAGCCTTAACTGCTATTGCAAAGAAATTTAATATGTCATTTGCAGAGTTTAGAGAAGCATTTACAGGTTCAAATCCAACTATTTCATTACAACAATTTGAGGATGCTCTGATTGAATTGGATGAAAAAGGTGGTGGTGGCCTAAATTCGTTGGCAACTATGGTTAAATCATCTGTAGCTACAATCGGTAATGTTTTTGACTTAATCCCTAAGAGATTTAGTAAAGCCGAAGAAAAGTGGTTAGGTGCATTAGATGAGGTTTCAACGGAATTAACGGGAGCTACAATCTATGGAAATATCTACAAACTTTCTCAAAAAGTCGAAGGCTTAGGAGATATAGGAGCTAACTTCATTAGAAGTCATAAAAAAGAGATTGGCGAAGGTATAGACTTTATTAAAACAAAGTTTACTGAATTATGGAGCGTTTTAAAAACGTTTAGTTTCAAAGATTTTGTTGGTGGGTTTAAACAAGGATTAGATGATTTCAAAGGAGCAATTGATTTCTTCAAGCCTCTTGTTAGTGGTCTATATAATTTCGTGAAAGATAAAATCACTGAAATGGGAGATGGAAGCTTTTCTAAAGGATTAGGACGTTTCGTATCAGACTACATCCAAATTGGTATTGGATTAAAGTGGGCTGGTAGATTAATGAAACTCGGAAGCGGTGGAATTGGCCTTTTAGGAGATTTATTAAACATTGCTTCAAAATTCAAAGGAAAGAATTTCAATATTCCTTTCCTAGGAAAACTAGGAAGTAAATTTAGTTCTATTAAAGATGTATTCAAAAGTTCAGATGAGATTACTGCTGCGACAAGCACACCTAAAACTTTTGATGCAGAAGGATTTAAAAATAAATTATCTTCATTAGCTATCATAGCTGGTGGGGCAGGAACAATTATTCTTTATTGCAAAGCGATAAAGGAAATTGAAAAGAATGTTCCTGATGACATTACTACATTGCCTATGCGATTAACAAATCTATTCTCTGTAATGGGATTGATGATGGGAGCTAACACGATTAACGCAGGAGTTTCAAAAGCATTAGAGATGAACAACGCTTTAACAGGATTGGCAATGATGATTGGTCAAGGTGGAGCTTTATGGCTATTTGCAAAAGCTATGCAAGAGCTAGATAAGACTATGCCTGATGGATTTGATACATTCAATGATAAGTTATTAGGCTTATTTGAGTGCATTGGCTCTATGACACTTATTACAGGTATTCAAGGTGGTGCTGGTGTCCTAACGGGTGGAATCACTACATTGGCCCAAGTGCTAGGAATGATAATAACAACAGGACTAGCTGGTACATTGATTGCTTGTGCTAAGGCTATGCAAGAAGTAGATAAAAATGTTCCTTCAAACACAAAAGGACTTAAAAAGAAAATCCAAGGAATCATGGATGTTATAGATATGTTTGAAGGTGGAGGAACATATTATTCTTGGTGGAGTCAAGTTATTAAAAGTTCTGAGTCTTTATGGAAAAATATGGAGACTTGGAATATTACTAGGATTCTAAAGAAACTTGTTACTATTGGAGAATCAATTTCAAAAGTACAAGGAATGAGTATTGATAGTAGTTCTTTCAACGATCAATTCAAAGATATTCAAGAGGTTGTTAAGAATATTAATGATTTTGAGTTTCCTACAGTTAGCACATCAAGTGCAACAAACATTGCAGATGCAAACAGTATCGTTAAGAACTATACAACAATGGCTTCTAGCCTATCTAAAATGTCTAGTATCAATGGAAGTTCAATTAACGTTGAGAATTGTACAAGCATTTTAAAGAATGTAGCTAGTGTTGTTCAAGAAATGAAAAAGATTGTTTTCCCTGATGTTACAAAGAGTATTAAATCTAATTTAAACTCTACAAATGCTCAAGAGTTCCTAGATACATTAAAAATTTTGGAACAGATTGTTCCTGAATTTGGAAACTTGCAAGCAACAATCACAAACAATCCTTTACCAAATGCAGAGGATATTAAAAAGACAATTGCTAGTATTTCTCAAGCGATTGGATATATCTCTGTAGCTGGTGTTGGAACAGGAAAAGACAAGAATATGTTGTCTTATAACTTAAGACAAATGCCTGATTCTAAGCTATTTAATAACGCATTAAAGGCGATTACAACTTTAGGTGATATAATCCTCAAGTTTGGAACTTTGAACGTCTATTCAACTGATTTCGACTTTGAAACACTGAGAGCCAATATCAAAAGTATTGGAAATGCAGTGAATGAAATGGCAACCAGCAAAGGATTAACTGAAAATCTAGAGAATATGGACACAGTTAATAAAACTGTTTCTAAGTTGAAAAAAACGTGTGAAAGCTTAAATTCTATTGTTGGATTAAATCTAGATTTCGTTAAGGTTGGAGAAGTCACAACAGGTATTCAAACGTTCCTAAACAATGTTAAAGGATTGAAAGTTGGAGAAGCTACAACAGATGTTGTTACAGAAGTAAGCTCAATTGTTACTACATTCCACAACATGGCCACAACTTTATCTAACATGAAGTCTGAGTTTAATGCCTCTGGTACAGATATGGCCAATGGAATTATTGAAGGTTTCAAAAGCATTGATATTGAAGGTTCATTTGGAACTAAGATTGATAACGCTAAAGCTTCATCGAAGAAGAAAAGCTTCAAATCCGTAGGTAAGAAGTTTGGAAAAGATGTTGTAAGTGGATTTAGTGAAGGCATCTCTAATATGTCTAGTTCAATCTCTAATCAGATTACTATGATGTATGGATATTCAACACGATTCACAGATTTAGGACAATACTTAGGAAGTGCTTTTAAAAATGCGTTCAACAATCAGTCAGGAAACATTAATACAGGTGGTACAACTACTCCTACAGTAAACAGAGGCAACGAATCACAAGGAAACAATATGAAGTTTGCTAAAGGTGGCCCAGTTTACTTAAAACGAGGTGGACAACCAATTGTCATGAAGCCTAGTGGAACAGATACAGTACCAGCTATGTTGACTCCTGGTGAGTATGTAATGAAACGTAGTGCAGTTAAGAACGCAGGTCAAAGTTTCATGGATAAAGTAAATAACATGGATTTAAAAGGTGCGTTCAAAGAATTGTCTACTAGATATGGTTCTCATGTTGGAAGTGTTGTTAATAAGAACGTGACTATCAACAATAACGATAATCGTGTTACGAATAACAGTATTGCTTTCAACGAAGGAAACGAAAGAAGGCAGGCTATCAAAGTAGGTAGATGCTTGAGAGGTTTGGCGTAATGACTTGTTATAACTTAAACCCATTAAAAACATACGTTCAGTTTAATGATCTTGTAATAGACAGTGCAGAGGAGATTTCCTCTGCCTCTCTAAAGCAAGATACAAAGACTGCAACGCAAGAATATAGTTACGGACATGGTAGTTATGTTGCTTTCCAAAAGAATCAACAGTTTCTTACGGAAGGTGATTTGTCCTTAACATTGAATTTTAATTATGAACATTTTCATGATGAAGATAGAAGATTCCTACGTGACTATTTCAATTTGAATTTGCTTAAACCTGGAAGGTTATGGGCGATTCAAGATAACAAATTGATTTGGGCATGGGCCTATGTCACAGGGTTTAGTGAAGATTACAAAAAATACCAAGGCTATCTATCAATGGATATTGATTTTAAGCTTTGGGAAGGTGTATGGCATATTGCAGATACAAAGAAAACATTCTTAGTTCCTTATTCTGTATGTAATATTCTCGATTGTGAGGATTTCAGAGATGCTCAAGAGTGCTTATCATGTTGTGTTACTTGCCCCCCTGATATGGAAACTTGCAATTCATGTTTGTGTGATTGCGGAGATATTACAGAGGAAACATCTTTATGTGTGATGGGAACTAAAGCATTGGAAGATTTTATGAATTGTGGCAATTCATACAAGATTGTCTACGATTGCATCAAAGGTGAACAGATTTTCGGTGATGATTTGATTAAGAATAAAATTTGTAAAAAAGATTATTGTGTCGAGTCGATTGCTGGAAGATTCTACAGTGGAACAATATTAGATACCGACAAAGTAAAATTGATTCTAGATGGTAAATTCCAAAACCCTGAAATTGAAATCAACGGAAACAAAATGATGATTCTAGGCGAATATGATGGAATTTTAACACTTGATTCAAGTTGGAACTTATACTTTACTGCGGATGGATGTTGTGCATCAGAGGAAGTGGATTTAGATAATCTAGTTGTCGAAGATGAATTTGGATTCACAGTACATCATGGAATGAATAGATTAGTTGTCACAGGCTCATGTTGTAAGATGGCTTGTGTATATATAGATGTTGATGAACTTACAAATTAAGGAGGCTTGCAGTGGCAGATATTAAAAGTTATTGCACTGCTTGTGGAAAATTAAAAGATAGCAGTGCAGAGTTTATCCAAAATGGTGTTACAGATTCAATCTGTACGTCTTTAGGAAACGATACAGGCTTAAATCCTGATAATGGTAATAATACGTGTACAGACATGGAAAATGCCAATGATTGCCTTACAAAAGGCTTGTATGACATTCTAGATGGATTTGATTTGTGTGATTGGAAATTGTTCATGAGTCAATACGCTAACAATGATTACAACATGAAAGCAGCTATGATTTGTTGGATGTGTGGATTGCAAGACCAGTTGTATAATCTTCAACTTCAAAATTTAGCAATCGAAACACAATATACTATTCAACAGTCTACACCTGGATTAAGTGTTGAAATTGACAGACAAGGTAATTTCACATTCAGATATTCAGATTGGATTCACACTAGTGATTACAAGAAAGTAGCAGACGGAGTTATTACAGGAAAAGTAGATTTCTGTATGAAACCTAACAAAGATAAGAGTGCTACATACAAATTTAACAGTGTTACATTGAAACACTACTCTTATAAAATGACAGGAGTTCAAGCTGGTTCAGCTCCTACTGTTTCAATTCGTGTTCCTAATAAGAGTGGATCGTTGGTATATCAAAAAATCACAAATGCTTCATTTGAAGAAGATATTAACAAAACAGTGGAATTAAGCATGAGTGGAACAGTAAAAGCAGGAGAAACAACAAATTGGTTGCAATTCCTTTCTATTTATGTTGATTGGCTAGAAGATGATGAAATATCTCTACACACTCGTTTTGTAAATGATAACAAGGTAAACTTCGTTATCTGTAGAGATTAGGAGGTACACATAAATGAATAAAGATGTTTGTTCTGCTTGCGATTCTTTAAAAGCTACAAGCAGTAATTTCATTCAAAAAGGTGTAACAGATACTATTTGTGCAAATCTTAAAGCAAACCAAGGCTTTGAAAACAAGGGCCATAACAACTGTACAGATATGCACGATATGAACGATTGCTTATTAGGTGGATTGCTAGAAAAGATAGATACAATTGATGTATGTGATACAAAAGAAGCCATCAAAGATTTGGAAAAGAACCTAATCAGTATCATGGATGTAATGATTTGTTCTGATTGTGGGCAATGGGAAGAAATCGAAAAGCTATGGGCAGAAATTCAAAAGATTTGGGTAGCTATTAGAGCGTTGCAAGCCAAAGTTGGAGGCCTTGAAGGCAGCGTTGGAGATATGTACAGTGCAGTTGAAAAGATTCTTACAAATCTTAAAAACAGTGGTGCATGGAAGCAAACAGGAGATACTGTATTTGAAGGAAAATTCAATGACGGAAGAAGCATTGCAACAGGTAATATCAATATCTTTGGTGGTACTCCTGATGGAAACTCATACATCCGTACTAATAATGGAAGTTCTGAGAATGATTTGGCTGGTGGTGTTTAATGGCATGGCAAAACTTTCATGGAGCTTACGATAATACAGGGCCATACAATAACGTAGTATTAGGTGGAAATCCAGGCAATACCGCAGACTTTGGATTTCCTCTTGCTACTGCCCATGCTAAAGGGTATGGAAAAGGTATCAATTTTTCAGATGATGGAAACTATGGTGTTACTTTCACATTAGATTTAGTTGGTTATGGTGTAACGGATGCTGGTACATATACAGGTAATGGAAAGTATGTACAGTATGGCGGAAGATACAACTACATTTTGATCATTAGTGTTTCCAACAACAATAAAGCTTCATGGAGAGAAATTTATAATCAAGTAATATTCTCTCATGCCGATACATGGGCATTAGCTTATTCATCAGGATGGGAAACGGTGGCACAAAATAGTCAATGGAGCGGTAAACTACAACTTCCAACAGATACAACACACGTTAAAGTTGAATTAAGAGGTGAAGATGCAACATTCCCTTACGAAAATATATATTCCATCCAACAGGTTATCCCTGATTTTAGACCATGGGCAGTAAGAAAAGGCGGTATATTCTATTCTTTGGATAGAGCTACAGGATGGTTTAAAAAGAGAGTTAAAGGTTCTTGGGCCACTATTGGCAAGTACAGTGCCGATAAAGCAAATAAAGAAAACCAAGGGTCAAGTAGAATTAGAAAAAATGGTAAATGGGTAGGGCAAGGCAAAATTGGTAGTTAGGAGTAAACATGATTCCTTACTTTGAAATATTAGAATTTGGAAAAGTTAAAAAAAGATTCAGAGAGGCTTTAAGCACAATCAGTTTTTCAAATGAGTTGATGACAGTACCTGAAATGCAAATCACAATTCCTAACGAATACTACGATTTAATCTCAGGAAGAAAAGAAATGCGAGTAATCATGGATTGTGGAGTTTTCTACGGAATGATTACTGACTATAAACCATCTGTAAGTGGTTTAAACATATCTCTAACGCACGTAATCAATGAATGGACATACAGACAAGTCCCAACAAATTATGCGGTTAAAAACGCTCTTATAAAGAACGTATACGAAAGCGAAGATATGTATTATTCGACTCAGTGGAAGATGAATTTTGAAACTGAAATTGATAATGAAAAGATTGACTACGTTTATTCTAGACAATCTAAATTGGATGCACTTACTAAAACTTGTGAATTGACACCATCTGTTTATTGGAGAGTTCCATTTACAAATGATAAGCAAGTTGAAATTGGATATTTTGGAAAGAAACAACCTGTTATGCTTTCTAATAAACCAACATTAGGAAGAAACTATAGAATTATTGGTGAGCCAACAATGGAAACTGATTTCTCAGATGTTATTAACTTAGCTACAGTTTATGCTAATAAATCTGATAGTGGTATGTCCTCTTTATCTCTGAGAGAAGTATATAACGATAAAAGCTTACAGAACCCTAAGTTCCCTGTAGTTATTTTGAGATCGAACATAAATAACGAGCGTGATTATGAGTATGTAGACTTCCCTAAATTAGCTCCTAACAATCAATTGGAATATTCCATTATTGATACGGAATCAGTTGGATATGAAAGTGGTGTGTTCATTGAAGGAACATTTGCTTTTGATGATTTATCACCATTTAGCTTAGAGGACATGACAAAGGACTCTAAAGATTACAAATGGGTAATTCCTAAAGAACAGAGATTTTTGACAGATACAGAGGAAATAAACAACGCTAAGGCTTTATGGCACTCTTTAAAAGATATTTGGAGTAAATCTGCTATTGCTGCTTTATGTGGTTCGTGTCACGTGGAATCAACATTAAACCCTAACTTGTATCAAATGGGTGATGTTCCTGATTCTCAAAAAGGATTTGGATTAGTTCAGTGGACACCATACACACGAATTACCAATTGGCTTGGTTCTCATGGATATTCAAGCTACACAATGTACGGAAAAGGGGAAGTAGCTAAGTTAGTTGAAGAATGGTCAACAAATGCTACAAATGGGCCTTGGATTCCTACTGCTTCTTATAACATCACATTCCAACAATGGTCACATATGGAAGCAGATATGAATTACATGGTAATGGCTTTTATGGCAGATTATGAACGTGGTGATACATCTATTGATTTACAGTATCAAAAACGTATTGAATTTGCTCAACGTATTTACGGTTTGATTCCTGAGTGGGAACAAGATGATAACGGAACTACAACCGATACGGATAAAACACAATCTCGTCCTTGGAATGCTCAGAATTTTATCAACACATGGAATGGACAATCTATCGACATGGATGGTGTACCGCCTGAACAACCATATCAATGTGTAGATGTTTGGAAGAAAGCGTTGCAGACATTAAATTATCCCGACCCTACGAGAGCTATAGGCGGTGATGGGTATGCAGATTACATTTGGTATAACAGAGATGAATTAGGCTATTCTCAGTACTTTGATTATGTTGATACACCTCAATTTGGCGATTGGTGCATATTTGGTAGAGGTGGTGACACACCTGCATCACACGTTGCAATGTATGTTTCGGATGCAGGAAATGGTAGAGCAAATTTCTTTGGTCAAAACCAACCTTATCCATATTGCAATACAACAACAATCAGTACATCAAATATCATTGGTATTTTCAGAGTAAAGAGCGTTTATGTACAACAGAGTATTGACCCCGAGTCTACAAACGGAACAACTATCATTACTGATAACGATAGAATTTATGCGGCCAAGGTTGTATATGATTGTGCGTGTAGAAAATTAATCAACGCAAGAAGAAAGTTTTATATCAACGTTTCTTGTGAAGCATTACCTAAAGAAGTAAATGTAGGTGATAGAATCAGATTTATTTATGATCTCAATTTATTGCAATTGGAAAGTTGTAACAGATATATGAAACGTATCTTAAAACAAGATGATTGGTTCTATATCACAAGCCTACAAAGAGATATTGATAAAACAGGAATTGAAATAGATACATTGACACTAGAAAAGTTCCTGAGAACGGATAGAGACGGAAAGAGTGAGTAGTTATGGATATTAGCAAGGCAATAAATATACTAGCTGATAGTGTCTACGATTTGAAAGAAAAAGGAAGGTACAATTCCATTCAACGTAGAAACCATACAGTTGATTTTTACGGGTATGAGTTTCCTAGATGGGGATGCTCAAGTTCTAAACCAGCGGTAATAGGAATGTCAATTTCACAGGATTTGATTTATTATGAGCGTTTTGAGTTTAAACTAGTAATAGATAATTCTACTGCTACAAACTTTAATATCGAGATTGAAGGAATAGACATGACACCATATTTCAAGCAGCAATTCAACGGAGCATGGATTACAGGCAATGGATTATGGCCTGGGCAATATTCTAATTTTGATGTTCTTAAAGCTTGTGGGTATCTTTCAGAAGCCGATAGAAACAGAATATTAGACCCAGGATATAAAACAATCAAAGTAACGGGAAATGGAAATTTTGATTGTACGTTAGTAAATTATCTTAAATATAGTCATGTAAACAGATAAGAGGTATCTATGAATAGATATGAACAAAGGATTGAAAACCTATCAAATCATGTAAAGCAAAATCCTAGAGATTGGCAGTCCGCTATATCGCTATTGAAACTGAACAGTCAACAAATTGACTTTAAAAGAAAACAAAAACAACAGTCTGCTAGATTGTCTATCAAAGCATACAAAAAGGAGGTTGTGTAGATGGAAAACAAATATAGCACTTCGGGAATTGGAGAAGATATTATCCGTAGTTTTACACAAATTGCAAGTGCAGAACTACACGCTAAAACCTTATTAGAAAAACGTATTTCAGAGGTTGAGAATGGATTGGTTAGCGAAGAAGAAATTCCTGATAATTTAGAAAAGATTGAAGCACTAAAGGATGAAATTGATGATTATGCAAATATTAGACGTTCTCAAATGCTTTATCTATACAATTCTTTCGGTGGCAAAGGGGATAGAGAACAGTGGTGTTTAGTTAAACACTTAAGTATGGCTATGTACACTGCGTTTGAAGCATATCAAGCTTCAGATAGAGACCCCGAATTATTGAATATTGCTTTGGAGATTAACAAGAAGTTCATTGAAGCTTGCACTAAGTTCTTAGGTGTAGAAATTACTTCTTGTGCATCTTGTTTCGCAGACATTATGAAAGCTGGAGGAAAATAATATGCAACCTGTAGTATGTAATAAAGATATGGCAGTGGTGTTTCCTTTAAAAGATGGTGATTGCGAATTTTGGCTAGAAATCGTTGATTCTGTTAATGATATTACTAATCCAAGTAGAGACCATGCATATGTCGATTCAAAAGGATTGTTCTATATCTACAACGGAAAAGAGATTCAAGTAATCAATGACCATGCAAATTTGAAAATCAAATGGGGAAATATGATTGGTGATATTTCTAATCAGTTGGATTTAATGACAATTCTAAATCAATTCGTAAAAACAATCTCTGTAAACGGAACAAATATTGCCAAAGATAACGATAAAAACATTGCTATCAAAGTGCCTATCACAACTATTAAATTGGACGGAAAGACAATTGGCCCCGTTGATTATATTGTTAATCTAGATGTAGCTAGTGTGTACGCAAAGAAAACAGAAATCCCTAAAAACGTATCTGAGCTTCAAAATGATGCTGGGTACATTAAGCAAGAAGTTGTAGATCAATTAGTTCCTATCAAAACAATCAAGGTCAACAACGTAACAATACCGCCTGATGAAAACCATGCAGTAAATATTGAATCAATTCGTTATAAAGTCGGGACTGCCGACCCGAATACAACAAATTGCCCTAACGGATATTTCTACTTTCAGATAGGAGACTAATCCATGGCTTATGTAGGTGGAGGATGGGCATTACTTGGAAATCATCAAATTTGGTCATACAGTGGCAGATGCAATATGTATTTCCAAGTTTACGCATGGAGTCAACAAGATGTCGTAAATAATAAGTCTACAGTCCATATAAGAACAAGGATTTTAGTTGAAAATAAAAACCCACATTATACAGGGTATCGTGTTGAGCAAGATTGGTCTGCTGGTGTTACAGGAGCGCCGAATTACAGCGCTCATGCTACTTTATCAGATGGTGGCGCTGGTACAAACAAGGAATACATTCTACAAAATGGTTCATTTACCGTTGACCATGATTCAAATGGTAATGCATCAAGCAAAGTGCATTATTGGTTTAATGGAACATATACAGGAGCTATAGGAAGTCCTTATAACACAAATGTAGTAGACATCTCACTTCCTAAAATTGATAGAACCGCAGACAAGGCAACAATCAGCAATGTTGGAAGTACATATAAAACAATGTACTGTACAATTTCAGTTCCGTTTGTGTCCGAAGAAAACCAATGGAGTAGAGACGGGAAAGCATGGACGGATTGGAATAAAGCAATAAAAGCCGATACACCTTTTGTAGATACATGGACAGGATTAAAGCCAAATACTAAATACACAGGATATTATCGTTTCAAAAGAAAATACAATGGAGTTTGGAGTGAAGCAGTTGATTTTACTACAACTACTAAATATCCTAATGCACCTTCAAAAGGAACTGTTTCTTCGGGTTCAATAACATCTAACTCTGCGAAAGTTAGTTGGAGTGGGTTCTCGTTAGGTGATATGGCTACAGATTATTCTTATCAAACATCTAATGACGGAAACAATTGGACAGACCGAGGTAAAGAAACAAGTTTAACTCTTGGTGATTTAAAAGCTAATACCAAGTATAAATTCTATGTAAGAATGGTCGATAACTATGGTCAACCTTCGCTGGCGGCTAGTACATCATTTACGACATTGAACCCTGAAAAGCCAAATGTAGGTGGCATTGGAAGCACAGGATTCACACCACATGGCGGTATGTTTACTTGGTATGGATTCTCTGTAAACGAAGGAGCTACAATAGACCATTACGAATATTCGCTAGACAATTCAAATTGGATTAATGTAGGAACTGATACATATATTTATTTAGATAATTTAAGTCCAGAAACAAACTATACGTTATATGTTCGTATTGTGGATAACTTCGGTTCTAAATCAGATAGTGCTACATTCAGCTTTAAAACATTAGTTGACCAATTGAAGATTGCATATAACTCAAACACGTATGAAGAAAACATTCTTACAAAAGACAGAGTAGACATCTTAGTAAAGAATGGTGATAACTTGATCGTTGATGTTCTTGGTAAAGAACGATTGAGAACTGCTAGAGTTTTCTACAACGACAACGGAGTGATAAAGAAAGTAAAAGCAGTTTATTTCAACAAGAAAGGCGAGATTCTACGTCATACAAACTATGGCAGTTAGGAGGTATATAAATGGGTGTTAGAATTGCAGAATTGCCTTCAAGCAAAGGCATTTCAAAAACAGATTTAATTATCGTCCAAGATAATGAAGCTACCAAACAAGGTACAGTCCAACAATTAGATGATTCTTTAGGCGTTAGCAAACTTAAAGAAGAATTTGAAGCGTTGGGATTATCTGTAGACGAAGAAGGATATATTGTTCAGGAGGTACAAGAATAATGGCAAAACACAGAATTTTAACAGATGAAACAGGAGAAAAAATTGTAAAAGCATTGAATATCATTGCTCAAAATGGAATTTCATATCAACCAATGGATTGGCAGAAGGTAAGAACATTAATTGCAAACGGAGTCGGTGAAAGTGCATTTGCAATTGGTACGCAATTATTAGAGGATTGGACTGATACTGCGGACAATAACACTAAATATACATTGCCTTGGCAAGTCAATCACTTTGAAGATATGACTTTAGAGGACGGAGAAGTTGTTCCTGGAATGTGGTTACAATCACACTATACTTTGCCTTTTGGTATTCAATTTTCGCATCAGAGAGCGTTTCTAGCGTGTCCTGATGGACTTAGTGCTGGTACTTACAATTTCGATTTTGCTAATGCATGGGGAAACAATGTTAAACCAGGAATCAATTATCAATTCACATTAACCAAGCCTGTTGAAAAAGGCGGTAGATTAGCTGGATGCTACGAAGCACCCGACCAAGCACCATCAAATTGGAAAGTTTATTCATACGGAAAAGATGGAATCACACTAAATGAAACAGTCAATGTTACTGTTGGTAGTGGAGGAACAAATCTAGGAACAATCCCATACGATAGTCGAAGTGGAAACTTAAACTCAGTGCAAGAAATGGCTTATGGTTGGAACAGATGGAAAACATCTGCTTTAAGACAATACCTAAATTCAAGCAAGCCTAAAGGACAGTGGTGGACTCCTCAAGATCAATGGGATATTTGCCCTGACCAATTAGCAGGCAAAGATGGATTCTTACGTGGTATGCCCGAAGAAATGCTAAATTGCTTAAAAAAAGTAAAAGTTGTTACTTACGCTAATACTGTTAATGATGAAGGGGCAGAGGATATTACGTATGACTATGTTACGTTACCTTCTTTGTCTCAGATGTTCATTAAGCCACAAACAAGTGGAGAAGGTGACGTACATATCTATTGGAAAAGAAGAAGCGGACGTACATCACCTTGCGAATGGCAGACAGATTATCCAAATATGGTTGAGTATTCCGTTGCAAATAAAACATCATCTCAGAGCGTCCATTTGCGTTCGGCCAACCGAGGCAATGCTTGTTTTACGTGGTATGTGGGCGCGAGTGGCGGTGTCTACGGCCACGGCGCTTCCCATGCGTTTACGTTCGCCCCGCTTGTTTGTATCGCATAAATCTAAAATCGGGGCAGACAACGTACTGCCCCATGCAATGAAAGGAATTATTAAATGGCAAATAATGTAAATGAAAGAAATGTACCTGATACACCGACAAATAAAATGTTGGATTGTTTGTGGGAAGCTAGAAACTTGTCTTTATATACTGTAAAGATTTGTTCTAGCACAAATAATTTTCCACCTGAATATTATCAGACAATGACGGGTGACATGATTAAGAAGGCAAAAGATATATACAGGCTAGGAAAAAGAGCAAATGCAATATATGTTCAAGGCAAGACAGGACATGAAAGATGGGAAGAACGCAGTAGATACCAACGTGAAGCCATTTTCCTTTGTGTTGATTTATTATCAGATATAGATATAGTGAAAACATTATTTAACATTCGTGGAAAACGAGTTAAATATTGGACTAATCAAGTAGTAACAGTAAAGAGAATGTATATTGCATGGCACAATGCCGATAAAGAGCGATATGCAAAATATATCAATTAGTAAGTATTAATAAATACTAATACATACGGGATGTAGGTTGATTCTCAGAACGTCCGTTTGCGTTCAGCCAACCAAGGCAATGCTTGTAATACGTGGAATGTGAACACTAGTGGCAATGTCAACAACAACAACGCTTCCAATGCGAATACGTTCGCCCCGATTGTTTATCAACTTAAACTATATGGTCAACCTTAGATGTTGATACGATTTGATATGTGTAAACAAGGAACCTCATCCCTGCTCATTAGAGCGAACAATACCGCAGAATATACATAAATCAGTGTATTTTGCCACCGATGTTAGAGCCTCTTAAAAAAAGATGGTAGCTAACTATGACGGAAGGAAACTATTATTTTGAAAATAAAAGAATATATTACAGACTACGATCAATTGTTTGATTCAATGTTGAAATGTAAGAAAAATGTATCTTGGAAACCTAGTGTTAAATCATTTGTATTAAATGGTGTAGAAAATTGTTTGAAGATGGAAGAACAATTACAGAATGATACATGGATAAACAGAAAACCTAAACCAATTATTGTTACATATCCAAAAAGAAGGGAGTGTTTAAGTATTCCTTTCAGGGATAGAGTTTATCAACGTAGTATTAACGATAATTCATTATATCCTCAAACGACAAAACGCTTTGTTTATACAAATATAGCTTGTCAAAAATTCAAAGGAACAAAGAAAGCTATGGATGTAATGAGACAATATCTTCATAGATATTACATCAACAACAAAACAAATGTAGGATATGTTGTATGGATAGATATACATGGATATTATCAAAACATGAGACATAAAGATGTCAATGAATGTTTTTATAAGATGTGTGATTCAGATACTGCTAGTATGTCTCAAGATGTGTTAGATACACAATATTCAGGAGACATTGGATATAATCCAGGTTCTCAAATGGTTCAGATTGCTGGCATAAGCTTATTAAATGAATTAGACCATTTCATCAAAGAAAAATTACATTGCAAAAGTTTCATAAGATATATGGATGATTCTTATTTGATTACAAGCGACAAAGAAAAAGCGAAACAATGGAAGAAGATAGTTTGTGATAAGCTAATCGAATTAGGCTTTGAACCTAACCCAAAGAAAGCTAAAGTTCTAAGAATAGATAAAGGATTCATGTTTTTAGGATTTAAAGCTACATTATCAAAAACAGGCAAGGTTTATTACAACCTAAGTTCAGAAAATATAAAACATGAAAGGCGAAAATTAAAGAAACAAGTCATTAAAGCCAAGAAAGGCGAAATGGCAAAAGAAGAAATTGATGCAAGCCTTCATAGTTGGAAATCACACGCAGAATTAGGAAATACGTACAAGTTGTTGCAAAGAATAGATGCGTATTACGCTAATCTATGGAAGGAGATAAAAGTATGATTATCAAACAATTAGATGTTTCTATCGACAAACAAGCGGAAGAAGAATATCAAGCTTCTCAAGTTCAATCTACAAAAGATGAATTGGCAAATCAAAAGTTTCTAACAGAATACGTTGCTTGTATGGCAGGTATCGAATTACCTGTTGACGAAGAAGAAACGGAGGGAATGACTCATGTACAGGATTTTGAGTAATCAGAAAAGCAGAGTGATTGACGGAAAGTATAGTAAAGATTCATATTTATTCTTAGTTGAACAAGCTTATAAGAAAAAGAAAATCACTAAAGAAGAGTATCAAGAGTTGATTGATTTTGAGTAATTTCGAGTACATCCAATACTTATTAGATATTATTGATAAGCAAAATAAAATCATCAAGGAACAGAACGAGATTCTATATATGTATGGAATTGATGTTTTAGATAAAGAGAAAGGGCGATAATGTACGTCCTTTTCTTTTCATTATATAATTGAGATGCCATAAAACAGTACCTCAGAAAATATGAGAGAGATGAAATATTTTTGGAGGTGTAAATTTATGAATGTACAAGATTTTTTAACTTTATTACAGACTGCTGCTACTTTAGTTTGTGGTGGATTAGCTTTATATTTTAAATTCAGTACCAAAGCTAAAACTAAAGCAAAAGAAGTTCAAGAAGTGATTGCCAAAATTACTGCACAAGCAGTTGTTTACATTAAAGAAGCTGAGGACAACTACAAAGATACAACTAATGCTGGTGGTAAAAAATTTGAAGAAGTTGTCGGCAAGCTTTATGATCTAGTGCCTGATGCATTGCATGGCATCATTACAAAAGAAATGATTAGTGAAATCGTTCAAAGTACTTTTGATGAAATTGAAGACTACGTTAAGATTCAATTAGATAATGGAATTGATAAAATCAACGTCAAAGGTGACTAATAGTGAAAGTAATCACTATTGATTTAGAATATGTTTTATGGCTTTTAGGGTTCATTGCTTCCGCTTGGGGAGTAGTTAAAATCATTAAAGAGGTAAAGAAGCCTAATGACGATTTAAAAGAAACCGTTAGAAAACATGAAGAATGGTTATCGAGAGATAATGAGAGAATAAAATCAATTGAAAGTTTAGTTATCACACAAGAAGGGATTAAGAAGGAATTGAATGAACATTCTCGAAGGCTAGGAGAACATGAAGAAAGATTAGAAGAAGATAAGCGACGTGGAAATTTGACATTAAAGGCAAACATTGCAATCATCAACAATATGCTTTCTGAAAACGACAAAGACAAACTCCAAGAAACTAGAGACGAGATTCAAGACTTTCTGCTAGATAAAAACTAAGGAGGATGAAAAATGGGAACTCCACAAGAGTTTTATAACTATGCTATCAATAAGGTTTTTAACAATAAAGGGCAAATAATGAACATTAATTATGTCCAAGGAGTAGAACCATATGGTGGACAATGCGTTTCATTAATTCAAGGATTAATGGCATGGGGAGGTAAGCCTTGTATTCCTCGTGGCCACGCTCGTGATTGGTGGTTTAACAGAGCAAGCAATGGTGTGTTAAGTTATTTTGATGTTGTTACAGGTTCTCCCCAAAATGGTGACGTAGGAGTGTCTGTAGGCGGTGATGCAAGGTATGGACATATATTTATCTATTGGGAAGGTAGAGCACTTTCTCAGAACGTTTTAGGCAACGCTAAAGCTATGTTATGGCCATTAAACTATCAAGGAGCTATTTGGGGATATTTAAGACCTAAATTCTATACAAATGCTTCTACTTATGATGCTTCTCAATTAATTAAAGAAAATGGAATGGCCACTTTTATAAATGATACTAAAATTATCATTCATAGAGATACACCAACAGGTGCTTCTTACGGAACATTTGTAAAAGGTGAAAAACAAGTCTATACAGAAAAATGGGTAGGACTTGGACATAGATGGATTTCATGGATTCATACAAATGGTGTTAGATGTTTTGCAGCAGTAAGCGGTAGTGAATCATATGGTGTTGAACCGTGGGCCACAATCGGTGCTCCTGAAACAAAAGACATTGAATTAACTCAGGAAGATGGAATTGCTACATTTATTGTTGATGGTGTGCATAAACACTATGATAATCCAAGTGGTGAAATCTTTGGACAATGCAATTCAGGTGATGAGATTCGTTATTATTGGAAGTGCGTAACAAATGGACATAGATATGTTGTTGGTAAAGAAGGAGATAGAAAGTTCTTCGTTGCAGTGTCCGCTACAGAGGATAGAAGTCAAATGTGGGCGAAATTTAGTGCTCCTGATACAAATACTAAGGAAGATACGAAAGAGGACTCTAAGCCTTCTACAGAGCCTTCTAAACCAACTACAACAGATTACACTAAGAATGTTAAGGGATATGGAATCGACTTATCAGAACATAACAGTTCGGACATAGATTTGTCGCAGTATGACTTTGTTATCTTGCGTGCTTCCTATGGAGAACATACAGATAAGAAATTTGAATATTTCGTTAATAAGTGTGAGGAATTGAAGATTCCATATGGTGTGTATGTCTATGATTATGCATTGAATGATGAGCAAGCTAGAGCGGAAGCGGAATACGCATACAATCTAATTAAAGACAGAAATGTTCAATTAGGTGTATGGTTCGATATGGAAGATGCAGATAATTACAAGAAGAAAGCTGGAGTCTTAACAAAAGAAAGATGTTCTTTCTCATGCAAAGTGTTCTGCGACTATATGAGTGCAAAAGGATATTATACAGGTGTTTATACTAGCACTAGCTGGTTAGGAGTATTTGTAGAAACAACATATCCTATTTGGATTGCCAACTGGGGAAGTAATGATGGTAATATTCAATCAGACCAATCTAGTGTTGGTGTTATCCATCAGTACGCAGCTAACCCAATCGACAAAGACATAATTTTCCACGACATTGATTTTTATAAATCAAATCCAAAGAAAGATGAATCAAATACAGATTCTAAGGATGACTCTAAAGACGATTCTAAGGACGATTCTAAGGATGATGGAAACAAAATTAATGTGACAGGTATCAATAAATTAATTGAACTGTTGCTAAAGATTGTCGAAAAAATCGCTAATTTGTTTAAATAAACGTACATAATGTACGAAATGCGACATCAAACGCTCAATATTGCACAAAATCTGCAAAAAAGAGGTTTATATGTTTGTAAATACATTATGATCTTGTGAACTATCGTGAACGAAAATTTAATTGGTGGAAATGAAAATCATGTTGCTCCTTAAATATCACGCAAGCTCGAGATAGCCAATTATAAAATAGCTCGTCTACTAGAGTAGAAGGAGTTTCCTAGACCGTATGATGTTTGTACGGTCTTTGCTTTTTGTGCTATAGTATATGCACATAGATTAGCAGAGTGCACAATGCAACCAATACCACAACATGGTATAATGTCTATGTTAGCTTGATGTACAAATCCAAGTTAGGCATATGGATTTATTAGCATTGATCTATAGTCATTCCAAGCGTGACTGATTGATATTATTTTTATGCGAGTCGACTACAAAGAAAAATTATTTTCTTGCCACTGATTAGAGTACATTCTAGAAGTACTTGAAAGGTGGTCTTTTTTGTATAAAATCAATACTGATATGATATAATCATGTTGCTAGGAAAAGTAGAATGATAAAGGCCTAAGTTCTCTTTGGTGTAGTGCAAATTGCAGACGTGCAATTGAATCTTAACATTTCTCTTTGTGGCACTAGCAAACAACAACAAAATGTGACAATTGCTAAAAACTCCCCTTTTTATAAATTGTCACCAAAACGATTCCATACCTCATCCACATCAGGTATGGTTTTTGTTTTTTAACAAATCTTAAAATTTATATGCTATATTATTGATGTGTTCTTCATGGATGGACACAACCCTTTCAAAGATAACTTTATGCAAAAGAGTCTCCTTACCAAGCGGGAGGCTTTTTTGTTTATATATTATAAGGAAAGGAAATAATAATATGTTTTTGGCATAATGGCATAAAGCACGTGGCATAACGTATGGAATATTTTTTTAGGTTCAATGGAATAAAAAGTAGCCAAAAATGAGAAAGTATGAGAATATAAAGTAAACTAGAGGAATAAAAAATAAAGAAAAATAAAGGGCTAGAAACTTATAAATATCATTCAACAAAAAGAGAATCGCTTTATATAAAGTATGATACATATTATTGGCATGATATTGGCATAAAATAGCCTTGTTTTTCACCTATTTTAACTAGTTTTTTATAAAATTTATATGTTATCTAAAGAAAGAGGGAAAATTACATGGCAGTAAAAAAAGATGAAAAAACAGGTACGTGGTATTTCTATGGATCGTACAAAATGAAGAATGGAAAGTATAGGCAGTACAAGAAACGTGGCTTCCAAAAAAAGAAAGATGCAGTAAAAGCAGAGATCATATTCAAAGAGAATATCAAAGACCCATACAAAAATATCACGCTTGAGGAATTGCTTAATATTTATGCAGCATACACCGAAAAGAGAATAAAAGAAAGCACTTATAAAGTTCAGAACAGATTGCTTGAAAGATGGATTGATATTTTAGGTGATGTGAACATAAAATCCATTACAACAAACGATATAGAGGTTGCAATGGAATTAATGATTAATAACGTAGGATATGAAACCGCAAAGAATTATTTATCTAGAATCAATAAGATGTTGAGATTTGCAGTTCGTAAAGGATATTTAGAAAGTAATCCTTGCTCCCCTGTTGAATTGGCTAAAAATCCAAACGAAAAGAAAGTTGAAATGAAGTATTGGACTTTGGAACAATTCAATCTATTTATTCCTTATGTTGAAAATCCTTTGTATCATCTTCTATTTACAAATCAATTTTATATGGGTATGAGAATTGGGGAAACATTGGCTTTGACTTGGGAAGATGTCGATTTAGAAAACAATGTTATTTCAGTTAAAAAAACATGGTCAAAAGACTTACATAAAATCACAACTCCAAAAACTCCAAACAGTTATAGAACTATCACTATGCCTCAGTTCTTATCTGATGAATACAGAGAATTTAAAGAAATGTTGGATGTTCCTGAAAAATCATTTGTATTCGGGATAGATATACCCGTATGCAACACGACAGTTAGGACGAGAATGAGGGAAGCTATTAAAATTGCAAATGAAAACAACGAAGAACAAATACCTATCATTCGTATACACGATTTAAGGCACTCATGTGCTTCATATATGATTGGCAATATGGTAAGAGATGGAAGCTCACATTTTAGCTTGTATGACGTTGCAAAACGCTTAGGAGACAATCTAAGCACTGTATTGAGTGTTTATGCTCATTGGCTACCTCAAGCAGATAAAGGAATTGCTAAATTAATGGATAAAGATAATGCACTAGATTAATTTCTAGTGCTTTTTTTGTTAGTAAAAAGAAAAACACACCCTTTAGCGAGTGTGCTTTCCATGAAATAGAGAGAGATGAAAATACAGTTGCCTATTTACAGGCACTTAAAGTTTATCATGTTTTAATGCGGACGTTTTGTGCTACCAAAACAATACAAATTATTTATATCATTCTCTATCATTTATTATTTTTCATATTGATCTATTAAATCGGCTAAATGTTGTAGAGAGACACCATACAAATTACACAACCACTTAGCATCTTCAAAGTATACATTTTTTCTGCCATTTTCGATTTCCGAAAGCCATGATTTTGTTTTGCCCCTTCTTTCTGCTACCTCTAACATTGTGTAATTAGCTTTGTTTCTCAATTCCTTTAATGCTTGTCCTTGGTATTCAAATTTGTTACCCATAGTATTACCTTGTTTTTATAAAAAACAAATTTTACTTCTACTACATAGACCCATTTTCTTTGTGCTCAAATTCAGATGGGGTAGTATTATACAATTTGCAAATCTTTTTTAAGTCATCCCAAAGCAAAGTACTTACACCATTCTCGGTATCAGAAACCCATTGTTGACTTTTTGACATGAATTTAGCTACATCTTTTTGTGTAAGATTTGCTCTTTTTCTGAAATATTTAAGTGCTTGTCCTGTTGCGTTAATATCCATGAATAAGTTTCCTCCTCTAATTTTTATAATCCATTTTCATATTTATCTACCAATTCAGATAATTCATTTAATGTGTGTCCATATATTCTACATAGAGCTTTTGCATCTTTAAAGAATATGTTCCTTTTTCCATTTTCAATATCAGATAGCCACATAGGAGATTTGCCTACTCTATCTACAACTTCTTGATTTGTAAATCCACACTCCTTTCTAAACTGTTTCAAAGCTAACCCTTGACCTTCAAATTTGTTCATGTCCTCGCCTCTTTCATTTATACATTATAATTATAAGTACTGAATTAAATACCCATCTAAAATATATCATAAAGTACACTGAAAGTGAACATAATTAAAAGATAAAAACACACATTTAAGTGTGTTCTCTAAACTTCATAATTATTATTCTACACCGCTGAACTTACAAACTAGCTTTCCAATAACTCTAAAGCACTCGTTAGTAACATCAATGATTATTGGGTCGTATTTTGGGTTTGCGCTTTCCAATACAATTATTCCATTATTTAATCTTCTAAATATCTTGCATACACAATCATTTCCATCATTGATACAGAAAGAGCCGATTTGTCCACTTTCTAACACGTTTGTTTTCTCAAAGATTAATATGTCTCCATTATTGATACCTTTTCCAATCATGGAATCGCCTTTTGCAATATTAGCAAAGTACTCATTGTTAGAATTTATATACCTATCGGGAACGACTATATAGTCTTCGATGTTTTCTTCAACAAATAATCCCACACCGCAACATATAGAAGAGTATAAAGGAATTGATTTGTCTTTGACATCTTTCAAAGGGAAATAATTAGGATCGTCACCCCAACCAATCAAGTAGAACGGTGAAACCCCTGTAGCACCTCCAATTGCATTTACAACATCAACAGGAACTTTAGTTGTTACTCCTTGAGAATATCTTTGTAAGGCTGATTTAGAAACTCCTGTTCTCTTTTCTAATTCAATAAATGAATATCCACTTTTTTCTATTGCTTTTTTAATCCTATCAGATACTACATTATTCATTAATATTCACCTCCTAAAGTATTATCTGCTAAATATATTATATTTGTAATATCCCAATTTAGCAATGACATAATAAAAAAATTAAAACAAATATCCCAAAAAAGGGTTGACACTTAATTCAAACGTGATATACTTTAGATGACCCGAAAAAGGGATGAAAGAGGTGAGAATTTATGGACAGAGGGCTTTATAAAATGATGCTCGAAAGAAACAATATGTCACAAAGAGAGTTAGCAGAAAAGCTTGGAATCAGCAAAAACTCACTCTCTTTAAAAGTAACAGGCAAATGTAGACTTTATACCGATGAAGCTACTAAAATGTGCGAAATTTTGCATATTGATAAAGATGAAGACAGAGCAAAAATTTTTTTAAGATAAACATCCCATAAAAGGGATATAAACAGAAAGGGTGAATAAAATGGCAGAACCAAGTGGAAGAATGGATTGTGGAAGTACAGATTCAATTAGATTAATCCATGAATCAGTACAAGCGGAAGGAAGAGTTCTTGATGTACTAATCAGAAACGGATGTAAAAGGGAAGATTTAAAAGAAGTATCAAGCTTGCTTTCCATGATTTACGCATATGGATTTGAAGTTGGGAAAAGATGTGTAAAGGAATGAAAGTGTTGCTTGGGTATAGAGACATCATGGAACTAGGTGTTTCTAAGAAAACCGCATACAAGATGTTGAATCTTATTTGCGAATCGGAGGCTTACAAAAAATCCAATCTATCCAAAGTGATAGATACAAAGAAAGTTCCAACAAAGTTATTTATCAGGATGTTTCCTGAGTTCAAAGAAAGGTGTGAACAACATGATGGATGTAGATGATTTAAGAGAGTTGGATGACAACAGATACATTGATGAAGATGAAGAGGAGGAAGAACAAGATGAGTACAGTTACGAAGACTACTGCTACGACTTCTGCAAAGCAGAAAGAGACGAAGAAGCCTGGTTCTAAATCAACCGCAAAGAAGAAAGCAGTTGAATTAGGTGATTGTATCGCGCTCCCTTCTTTTGCCAATAACGAGTATGAAACTCAGTATTCAATGCTAGTTAGAAGTCAAAAGCAAACACGCATGGTTAATAGAATGGCTAAGTTCAATTACATTTGTTCGTTAATTTGTTTGTTAGTTTCGTTAGCTTTCATTGTGATAGCTAATTGGTACATAAGAGGTTTGTAAATTGAGGGGAGGAAGTAAGGATGAATCTTTACCAAGACACTGAAAAGTTTAGTGTTGAAAAGTATGGAAGCCATGAAGAATGGTTAAAAAAACGTGGACGTGGAATTGGTGGTTCAGATGCAGCTTGTTTCATGGATTTGAATCCATGGAAAACATTAAATCAGTTGTGGCACGATAAAAAATTCGGCTCACAACAGATTACAAATGATGCAATCGAATACGGAAATACCGCAGAGCCATGTTTAAGAACATTGTTTCAGGCTAAACATCCTGAGTTGGATGTTCAGTATGTTGATAACGTCACATTGGTTTCTAAGGAACACGAGTTTCTTAGATACAGTCCTGATGGACTTATCTACGACAAGGAAACGGGAGAACGTGGAATCTTAGAAATCAAAACATCTAAGATAATCAATTCTCATAGTTTGCAAAAATGGGGTAGTAAAGGAAACGAAACAGTTCCTGATAACTACTATTGTCAAACATTAGAGGGATTGATTGTAACGGACTTCGATTTCGTTATCTATTGTGCAGAACTGAGATTTGCAGATGGTGATGCACGAATTATTGAGCGTTCATATCGTAAAGAAGAAGCTTTAGACAGTATGAACGATCTAAAACAAGCAATGTTAGAAAAATGGGATAGGTACTTCGTCAATGATGTAGAACCACCTATCACATTGTCTATATAAAAAATGGAGGATGAAAAATATGGAATTTAATTTAGAGGTACGTGCACAAAACGGAAAAGTGTACACAAATGCAAGTGATTTATTACCAGCAATCCAAGAAGGGTTGAAAGCTTACGATTACGTAGTTGATGAAAGCAACTATAAGCAAGCTAAAACAGACAGAGCATCACTTAACAATTTAGTGAAAGTTGTATCTGATAAACGTAAGCAAGTTGAAAATGATGTATTCGCTCAGTGGTTGCAAGACAAGAAAGACATTATGCAAGTCGAAAAGACTATCAAAGCTGCTTCGGACAAATTAGGTAACGGAATCAATGATATTGATAACGCAGAGAAAGAATTGAAGCGTAATCAAATCAAAGAATTGTGGTCAAATATGTCGAGTGATAAATATCCATTCGATTTGGTTTTTGAAGAAAGATATTTGAACAAGTCTGTTAAGCCTAAAGAAATTGAAGAATCATTGAATAACAAGTTTTTGAAAGCCGAAGAACAATTATCTTTTATCGAAGCTTCTTTACCTGATGATGAACTACAAGCAGAACAAGTTATCCAATTGTTCTGTAAGACATTGGATTTAAGCAAAGCTACAGAACGTATCAACGAAATCAAGGCAGCTAAAGCAAAACTTCAAGAAAAAGTAAATGCTCAGATTGAGCAATCTAAGCAAGCTCAAGCTATGAATCAAACAACAATTCCTCAGAGCCGATTAGAAGCTCATGAAAGCCAAAGTCAAACTCAAGTAAGAAGATACTGCGTATTCCGTTTTGAAGGCTCTATGGAAGAGCTACAAGCGTTTAATCCGATTTTGAATCAATTTATTAAAGAACATGATGTAAAAGTATCAATTTTAGAAAAAGGAGAATGTTAATTATGTTACAAAACAATATTGCAAAAAAGAATGACAATCAATTAGTTGAGTTTTCTGCCAACGGAGAAAAAGTTAAATTATCTCCAGCTATCGTAAGAAATTATTTAGTAAATGGAAATGGTCAAATCTCAGACCAAGAAGTTGTGTATTTCATCAATTTGTGTAAATCACAAGGCTTGAACCCATTCATTAAAGATTGCTACTTAATCAAGTATGGAAACACCTCACCAGCTCAAATGGTAGTTTCAAAAGATGTTTTCTTGAAACGTGCCGAAAGAAATTCAGAGTTTGATGGTTTAGATGCTGGAATTATCGTAATTAATAACGAAAGTGGTGAGTTAACTTACCGAAAAGGTGCTTTCTATCTTAAAGATCGTGAAGAAGTTGTCGGTGGATGGGCAGATGTATTCAGAAAGAATATTTCTCATCCAACACATATTGAAGTGCCTGTTGAAGAATACGCAGGAAGAACTAAGGACGGAAAGCTTAACTCGCAATGGTCGTCTAAAATGGCAACTATGATTCGTAAAGTTGCGATTACTCAAGCATTGAGAGAAACATTCCCTAACGATTTCCAAAGTATGTATTCAGAGGAAGAAATGAATGTAGATATGAAATTGGATGAAACCCCAATTCAGCAACCTACAAACATTGTTGAACAAGCACCTGTTCAACCACAAACATATTCACAACCTGATGAACCGCAGCCCGAAGGTGTAAGTCTTGTATAAGTCAAAACGTAGCCAAGCTACAGATATAGATTTAAAAACTAGAAAGTTGGTAAAAGAAAGAGACCAAATGTGCATATTTTGTGGGAGTACATATCGCATTGAATTAGCACATACAATTCTTTCAAGAAGCAATGGCGGACTAGGTTGCGAAAAAAACCTAGTCTGTGCTTGCCAACGCTGTCATAGAATCATGGACTCAGAAAGCCCTAAAGGCAAGAAATTGAGAGAGATTGCAATTAAGTATCTAGAACGTATCTACGGACATATTGATGAATCAGAGGTGAAATATAATGCTAAGTCAAAATGAACTATTGTTTAAATACAATCCATTCAAAGTCAAATATTGGAAAGATGAAGAAATCCAAGAGCAACTTTCAATCTTAGTTGATGCTTATATTCCTGATGAAAGTGCAGTAATGGAAATGGCATTGAATGTCGAAAACCTTGCAAATCAAATGTTCTTAATTGGTGAAATGATGGCTAGATTACAGGAACAATCGAACATTCTTAAAGCAGATATTGAAAATAAAATGACAAATGCAATTTATGTTGAGCGAAGCACTTGGGAACGTGACCATGATGGAAAAGCACCAAGTATTAAATTCTTTGAAGCATTAGCTTGTCAAAAAGTAGCAGATGAAAGAACTAAGCTTGCGAAAGTTGATTCTGATTTAAAACGTTTCAAAACTGCTTATGAAAGTATCGAAGCCAAGATGAATGCGACCAAGAAAAAAATCGAGGTCACTAAGTTTGAAATCGGAGATGCGTAAGATGATTTTAGGCATTGACCCAGCAAATGAATACAGTGCATTTGTTGTAGTTGAGAATGATTTATCGGCAGTTGTAGATAAAGGAAAAATTCCTAACAAAGAATTGCAAGATAAAATCTCAAATTGGAAAGCAGAAAATTATCCAATTGATTATGTGGCGATTGAAGGAATACAAAGTTTCGGTATGCCTGTAGGTCAAACCACATTTGAAACTTGTTACTTTATAGGACGTTTATTAGAGCAATTTGAAGCTTTCGACATAGAACCCACATTAATATACCGAAGTGAAGAAAAAATGGTTCTATGCCACTCTATGAAGGCGACAGACGCAACTATTAGACAAGCTCTGATTGATTTGTTCGCTAAAGATACTCCAAACAAAGGAAAAGGAACAAAGAAAGAGCCTGGATATTTCTACGGATTTAAAGCCGACATTTGGAGTGCTATGTGTATCGCCTATGTGTTTCATACAAAGTACATAGGTACAGAATGTTAGGAGGTGTGAAGTATG